GGGTCCCAGTTAAAATTAAACAAGAGCAAAAAACTAGCAACCAAGGAGTCGAAAAAAAAATGACCCTACTCGAATTGTTCAAAGCTCTTGAGGACGAGTCGATATTCCCGAAGGAACGAAAGGCTCAAGATTTCACAGTCAAGGTCGATGGCTGGGACATCAGCGAAGTCAACCGAACCGACACCGACGAGATTGTGATACAGACTTCCAAGGCCGAGGAAGAAACCCAGAAACTCCTCACCCTGTGGAGTTTGTACCAAAAGGAAGAGCCGCGCGGAGATGCCGAAACGTCGACCTACGTCGAGAAGTTTGGCGACTACCTCATCGAGCGGACCTATGAGAAGCAGCTGCAGGAAGACGCTACAGCGGACGCGGAGAAGCAATGACGAAGAACGAAGAGATCGAGAAGGAACTCGGCGCTGTCGAAATGAGCCGCAGGCTCATGGAGCTACCGGACCACGAGAAGTATCGGACGATCGCGTGGCTCGATGTTAGCAAAGAACTCGGCGCGAATGTAGTAAGCGCATTCGCAGACCTCGCCGCGACACTCGACCTGAGCCTTATTAATCGTCAGGGTGCACTCGAGATACGCTCCTTCAGGCCCAGGGAAGAGCGCGTCGCGGCAGTCATCCGCAGAGAGCGGATGAATAGGTTCGATGCCGAACGGAAGCTACAGGCCGAAGAGTCTTAGAACGAAACCGGCTTACGCCGGTCGCAGGACATACCTGCCTGATGAGTTTTAGGAGAGACCATGTACGGAGTCGTAGACATGCAGATAGCCACCGAAAACACTGCACAGGCGCTGTCGCTGCAGCAGATCGTCGACCACCTGAAGAAGCTCGACCTGGACGACCAGGCAGAAATCGTCAGGCTTCTGACCGAGAACGACAGGCTCGTCGACGACAGCTTCCACTAACTCCACGATCGAAACGGCGTGAGCCGTCGCCAGTAAGGAACTGGCCTGACGAGATCGGAGTACCATGGAACCATTCACGTTCAAGAAAGTCGACGACAACATCGAGGTGACGCTGTCGGTGAACATGCAGACGAATCTGCACCTATACACCGAGCCAGAAGACGAAGAACGAGTCTTCAACGTCCCACTCGCAGACCTCGTACACCTGACTTGGACAGCTAGGACGACGTGCGTCGAGCTCGAGGGCTTCGTCGCCGAAGCTAAGGCCGTATCGCGACTCGGCCTGACGTACAGGCAGTACGCAGACGCCAAGGGTGCGGAATCGGAGCTCGTCAGCGACGACCAGTACGACGAGAGCGAAGACCTCGCGGCCCTGTACATGGAGCTCGCCAACATCAACAGCTTCATTTCCGAAGCAAGGATGCTACTTGCCAACAGTTAGGTTCATCCTACTTATCGTCCTAGCTGTGTTCGGTGCAATACTAGGACTGGCTATCAGCGCCACGGTACTCTTTCTCCCTGTGGGTTGGGGAATTATGATAGCCGCGGCTCAGCCGGCAGGAAAGGAGCTCGTGAGGCAATGGAGTTCTACTTCACATTCGGATTCGAGCACAGGCTCGTCTCGTACAACCCCGAGAGGCCGATGAATTCACCATCGGTCTTCGCACAGGGCATTTCTCTAGACCACCGCTACGTGATCATCGAAGCAGATGACCGCGAAGAGGCACGAGCGAAGATGCTCAACCTATTCGGACGCGACTGGGCTTTCCAGTACTCAGAAAAGGAATTCGCAGGACAGGTCGAGAAGTACGGACTGAAGGAGCTCAAGTGGAAGCAAATCTAACTCGACACGGTCGCTTCCGGACAAGCGAAGGACCGTGGACGAACTACCTCGTCGAAGTCCACAACACACTCATGGGCTCGAACGAGACGGTGACGTGGCACCACATCGTGGCAGCGCAAGAGCCTGCCAAGGCGTTCTTCTACGCCGAGCTCGTGAAGATCCAATTCGACGGAGTCGGGTTCGCCTTCGGAGAGGACGAGCTCGTCGAGACTACACCCGGCTTCCTCTGGGCGGCAGCTGACGGCTCGGACATCTGGATCGAAATTCGCAAGCTGTAACCTGATTCGAAACGCCGGGAGGCGTCGTACGTTGTGGCGGGCGTGCCTGACGAGAAGCCACAGGGAGAAGTAATGCCGGACATTAGTGTCAGCATCACCGACGCGAAGAAGTCGTTGGAAACAACGGACCTCAGCAATACAGATTATCCCGTCGGCCTCGCGTTGCTGGCTATCGCGACGGCAATCAAGCAGCAGACGGCAGTGTTCAAGGCACAGCTGGAGAGCATCACCGTCACGTTGAATGCACTCAACGAGCGCGGCACCGAAATCGACGACGCTCTCAGGAACACGATCGGAGGTACACCGCGATGAAAGTCGGTAGCATTTACCTCATGGTCGACCCTGGACAGAACAGCAGCGCCCCTGTGGATATTCGCAGGATATGGCTCGAGCGCGTTCCTGTACGTCTTATCAAGAGACGGTTGTTCTCGTTCGGTCACAAGCGCTATCTCATCCAGACGGAAGATGGCAAGAAGTACTACACCGGCCGCCTCGAGCGTTCGAGAAGGGAAGTTATATGAGGACCTACATCGACCGCGATGGCGACCCATGGTTCGAAATCGAACCGGATCGTTTCATCTGCGCCGAAAGTCGTGATGGTGCTATACACCAGGCACAAGACGTCGGCATGGGCACGTCACTCGAAAACCTCCGAATAGTATTCGGACCGCTCACAGAAGGAAAAAGATAATCATGAAGGTTCTAGCCGCGATGGTGGTCTTGTACCGCCTCAACCCTCTCCGTCCGCATTGCAATTCCGGAACGGGAACTCACGTCTGGCTCTGTCGGAAGCTCATGACACACATCAGCGCGAACGGCGCCTACCTAGGCCCAGAGTGTGACATGCCGAAGCCTCCGAGTAGCAGCAGTAACTACTGCCCGAGTAGCATCGTCTGTGGCGGGAAGTCATACCCGAACAACTGGAACTAGCGTATTCATATGGACACAAAAAATTTCCCAAAGAAATCTTTGGAGAGCCCTTGCGGTTCCCATGTGTGCCCATATATAATTGAATCATAGCAGCAAAAAGCTAGCGGGGAACAAGGGCCTCGCGTCACCAATCACCCGAGGAGACAAAATGTCTGACACCGCAACTGAAGTCGAAGAGCAGGAAGAGAAGGCCGCACCGGTCAAGCCGAAGTCGGCGCGCTTCCCGCTCCCGAAGGGCGTCGTCACGCCGATCCAGCTTCGCAACCACCTGGTTGCAGAAGAGATCGCACCGGACACTCTCAAGCCGCAGCAGATGTACGCCTACGTCAAGTCGCCGGGCAAGGGCGAAGGCCGCTTCCCCGTGAAGTGGTACGACGAGGATGGCAACGTCTACGAGACGCAGCCCACCGCCGAGGAGTACGACGGCATCACGCGTCCGGGGCTTCCTGACCTCGAAGAGGCCGTGCAGTGGTACGTCGACCGGAGTACGCGGTCAGCGGTCAAGAAGACCAAGAAGTCGGAAGAGGCTGAGCCCGAGGGCGAAGCTGTCGTCGAGGACGAGAGCGACGACGAGGACGAGGCTCAGGAAGCCGAGTTCGAAGAGGCGGAGTAATCCGCAGGACGGTAGAGGGTCAAGCCTCTACCGTCTACCAGGGCCGAGCGTAGGAGTCCCCAGCTCCTGAGAGGAAGGCGCTCGGCCCGTTGACGGAGAAGGACGTAAGAAGCTCCTGAGACTAGTGCAACGTAAGTCGTAGGGCATACCTGGCCACACACAGGTCTAAAAGTGCCAGCGCTGTTCGTCAGTAGGTAGGGAACACGCTAACGTCCTTCTCCTTAAGCGGAACCACTTGTCGAACGCTGCCACTCCCGTCGGACGGCAGGTGGTTCCTCCAACGTACCCGCGATGGGGTCGGGTACGGCGACGTAGTTTAAGCAGAACACTCTAATCTGGGCCCCCGGACTTAGAGAGGTTCCGGTTCAAATCCGGACGTCGTACGGTAGCACTCAGACCTAACACCTGAGATAGCTACAACCGGATGGCAGTCTGGGGCTAGGCGTCGTCACGAACTCCCTGCCAGGGGTTGAATTCGGCGCCTAGTTTTACATGACAAGAGAGTAATACATGGATCTAACGGAACATGAGAAGGAGCTTCTACGTGACAACCTTGACATCGACCTCGATGCTTGGGAAGACGCAAAGAAGCAACTGAGCAAGGAGCCATTCGGCAGCTGGGAAGAGCTCCTTGAACATACATCCTTCTCGGATGAGATGCTTCTAGTTTTGAAGAAGGTGAGGGATTCCCTTGAGTGAAGACGCCCCGCCGCGTTTGTTTGAGCACTGCTCAACGGTTTACGAGGCCATGAAGAAGGTTTCTGAACCCGGAAAGATAGAAGGCCGTTCCGCGTTGGTGTACGAAGGCTTCATCACTCAGCTCTTCCAGGAGCTAAGGTTGGCGACGCCTTACTACACCGAAGTCCTGAAGCGACTGAAGGCGATGCACTGCGTGAGGCAGATCGCTCGAGGAGGAGGAAGCTCTCCTAGTCGTTGGGAAATCGTTCGCGAGCCCAACTGGGACGACTTCGCTAGCTTCGAAGAGAAGCGGCGCAAGACCAACACCAAGCTCGGCCAGACGATGGACGTTGTTAGCGTCCTCGTGAATCGTGTCAACATCCTCGAAGCAAAGGTCGAGGTTCTAGAATCGGAGAAAGCATCATGAAGTTTATCGTCGAAATCTCCGACGAGGCCGACCTCGAAGGCCTCAGCCTTGTCGGTGAGACATTTCTCGAAATCGCGAACCTCGGATTCAGAGCCTTGTCCACCAAGAAGCTCGAGCCCGGAACTGTCCTTCTCCAGTTCAAGGACGTCGACGAGGCGAAGACGTTCGTCGACTTCCATGCCTCGGAAGAGGGCCTCGGTATCATCTCGTGGAACGACACCGAGTCTGATAACATCGAGGCAGCTCTTACCAGTGTCATTCTGGAGCAGGTATGAAGTACGCAGTCGTCAAGAGGACGGTCGTCGCGACCGCGACAGTCGCCTTCGAGGATTACGTCCTTGAAGGCGAAGAGTCAACACTCGAGACCATCACGAAATTCGAAAAGGAGAACGACGAACTCGGAGAAGTTCTTGAATTCGTCAACGAAGCAGACGACGTCACGGTTGAAGTGGAGGTTACGCAGTCGGATGGCTGAGACAACCTTCGAGATCGCAAGTCGCTGTCCCAAGTGTCAGGAGCCCTGCGCGGCTGTGAAGGTGACAAAGCTTCCACAGGGCGGTAAGGTTCATGTATTTGAATGCCGCAACGATCGTTGTACGGACTTTGAGAACAGAAGGATCGTACAAACCAATCCTGACGGAAGCATTCCTCAGGCGCACAAGGGTCCGAAAGCGTTCCCGAAGATCAATCACAAGTCCGAGCAGGCACAGCGTGCCAGGGATCAACTCCGTATCCTGGATTACAAGACGACTCATCCAGGACTAACGGACCGCGAGATCATTCGAATCCTAGGAGGATAAATGCCTTGGTGGTGCTGGCTTATCATCGGAGGCGGTGTGGCATGCATCCTGTGCTGGCTCGTCTTGATAATCATCTGGGTGAAGTTCGCCAAGAACATCAACGACAGCTTTTAGGCGGAAAAATGGCACGTCTGCCCAGTGGGCGCTATCTCGTCCAGCAGTCCGGCGATACCGTTAGTCTGTTCGAGGACATAAGCGAAAGGGAAATCGCCTACGCCAAGGCGAACGACCTAAACGCACACGGTCTTGCAATGAAGGATATCTTCGAGACGGAACTATCCGTCGAAGACAAGACAATCGCGTGCTTCTGGTTCGGGTACTTCTACGCGCACGCGGTTCACGACAAAGCTTAGACCGCGAGTTAGACGCGCGCAAAATCGTGCGCGCGTTGCAACAAAGAGAAGCGTATTCCTCGCGTCTAACTTATGAGTCTAAGCCTTAGACCTAAGTTTAGACCTTTTTGCACAAAGCTAGCGCTCTTAAAAAAGGTAGCTCATGAACCTCGACGAGCTCGCTCGCCAAATAGAACAGGACGATCGGGCCGAACAGAGGTTGATGACCCCGATCGAGTATGCACGACTCCGCAGTATGTCGCCGCAAACCGTGTATTATCATATCAGGCAGAAGCACCTCGTACCTGTATGGTGTGATTGTGGACGGAAGTGTGTGGTAAGAGAAGAAGCCGACGAATACTTCCAAATCAACCAGGAGAAAGAAGAGGACGACGATGACGCTAGCACTCCCGACGATAATGAACAACGGCAACGGAACGACTACACTACAGTACACCTGCCAGGAATGCAAGAAGAACAATAGAGTCGTCGTTCCGACGAAGAAGTGGGAAGAGTGGTACGCCCTCGACGACAAACCGCTCGTCCAGAAGTTCTGGCCTGAGCTTAGCGAAAACGAACGCGAAGCCCTGATGACAGGCATGCACGGTCCCTGCTACGACAACCTCTTCTATGATGACAGCTACCCGAAGCTCGACCCCGAGATCTTTCCCTACGGAGGCTACACAGCATGAGCGCTGAAAGTCCCAAGGCGGAAGAGCTCTGGCAGGAAATGCAGAAGCTCACCATCGAAGACATGAAGAAGCCCGTCTTCTTCTGGAACGACGGCCAGTGGGAACTCTGGTACGGCAAGCTCCGCGTCGAAACAGATGGCGTCTACCTCGACTGGGACACTACAGAAGAGGCACACAACGAGCTCGTTCGAATCGCTACCGAGAACACCGAAAAGCGTCGCAGGGAGCTAGTCGCTAGGCAGGAATCCGACCCGCAGGTTATCAAGGCACGAAAGGAAGGTCTCCTGCCATGAAGTACACCGTAACAGTCAAGCCCACTTACTCACCAGCAGTTCTCGAAATCGAAGCCGACAGCCGAGAAGCCGCCAAAGAGGAAGCTATAAGTCAGGCAGACGAACTCGAGTTCAACTGGGAGGTCGAGAGCATCGAGGAAAGAAGTTCCAATGGAACCTGAAGAGTGGGACCTCATTCTAGCTATACTGGCCGCTTACGACCGCGGCGAGAAGTGGAACTTCGAGGACCCTACAACCCAACGAGTTCTAGCGAAATTCCGGGACTTCGTCATAGATGAGAAGGATGCGCGGTGAGCCACGACAGCAAGTTCAATGTGAAGAAGCTCCTGAACGAGCTACACAAACCCAAGCCTAAAGAGGCCAAGAAAGTCAAAGCTCCCGACAAACCCACTCGCGCCCCTGTGGCTGTCTTTACTATGTGCGGGGACCCGTATATCGGGGCTCGAGCCAAGTCGTCGAAACATCACAAGGGACATATGAGGTGTGTTCGTGAGCGAAAGCGACAAGCGGCCGCCGCCCAAGAACAAGCGCGGCAAGCTGTTCGAGACGCCATTCTCCAAGAGGTGGCACAGAAAAAAGAGGAGTCACGACGGCGTAAGCTGGAAGCCGCCTACTCTGCAAGACAAGGGGAGCGGCGTCTGGTGCAGGCGTTGCAAGATCAGGCATCCGTACAACGGAAAGAACCGTCTACTGACGAGCTACCAGTTCGCCCAGGACGGATCGCCGGAAGCGCTCCTCTGGCTCTGTCCAAGAAGCGGCGACGTAATCGGAACTCTTAGACTAGGTAAATGAGCGGCTTCTTCAATGACATCGGCTTCGTACTCCTACTAGGAATGGTGGAGGTGGTCTGGGTTGTGTTTCAGCACATAGGACTTACCATAGCAGCACTCATCGTCGCGGCGACAGTCTTCCTATTTGTCGTCGTAACTCGAAGAGCAATCCGAGATAATGGCTTCTGGCTCAGTAAGCAAGGCCATGAAGCAATCAGGTGGCTTGACTGTGAAACCTGCGAGAGCTGCGGAGTAGTCATGATGGATGGAAAGCCCATCCCAAAGCCATGGCGTACGTTCTCCAGAGAGCTTAAGCAGACACAAGGACCACTTGCCAATACCAAGACGTGCGGCGACTGCCTAGGTATGGGCGGTGGCTGGTACGCCGACGATGGCAAGAAGCGTCACAACGTAATCGACAAGTAAGGTGCGAATGATCAGATACAAGTGCGTCGCGCACAAGACGTACTGCGATGTGAAGGATTCTGGACAGGTCGTCCACTCGGTCTCCCGGAACCTTTGCCCCTCGAGTCTGTTCGATATAGTGTACCCGGATACTAGGGTCGTTCGTGACATTATGAAGGAGGTGTACCTTGGCACTCAAGCCATACCCCTACCAGGTAGCATGCGTGCAAAAGCTAGCGAGGAAGGAACTTCCTAGTAGGCTCGTTGCAGACGACACATGAAGACAGGCGATAACGAGTACAGGAACATCCATGTCAAGCAACGTTACCATAAAGGGCCAGCGTCTAACCACACATGCTGGATGCTATGCGGTGAACAAGCTTTCGACTGGGCTACTGTACACGAGACCGGTGCATTCATACCACTCTGTAGATCATGCCACGCAGATTATGATCGGAAGCCTAGATGTAAAAACGGGCACGAACTAACAGAAGACAATGTCTACAGACATCCGCAAACTGGTGCTATTCATGGCTGCAAGGAATGTCGACGGGAAGCCGTTCGCCGTTCTAAAGGCCTAATGGGGAGGTGAAGCATGATTACTCCGTATCCGTATCAGCTAGAATGTGTTAAGAGACTGGCAAAGAAGGAACTACCAAGTCGACTTGTCGCTGACGATATGGGGCTTTTAGCTAGGAAAGACCCTTGAAGGCCTCCTCATCGACGACGAACTACGCAGCTACAGACTTTGGGAAGATTTTCCCAAAGGGGAACAGCCTCCTTACAAGCGGCCGACGTTGATCATCGCACCTCTAGCAACGCACTACGACGCCTGGGTGAAAGCTATCCGGGAACTTCGAACAGAAGACACCTGGTCTGAAAAGGCGCTTGACAGGAACATCGCAGTTATCGACTCGAAGCATCGAGACAAACTCGAACTTCGACTCAAGCAGAAGCCTCTTCCGTGCTACGTGATCGTGCACTACGAAGCTCTTCGGCTGATGCCGATCTTGAAAGAGATCAAGTGGTTCCACATCATCGCCGACGAAGTTCATCGAATCAAGTCGAGAACTTCGCAGCAGACTCAGGCAATCAAGAAGCTGTCTTGCTACTACAAGACAGGTCTTTCTGGTACGCCAGCTGACGACAAGCCGCAAGACATCTGGTCAATTCTCAACTGGCTCCACCCGAAGCAGTATAGCTCGTACTGGCGCTTCACGAACACTTATTGTGAGCATCAGGTCGAACAAGGCCGAGGGAAGACCTTTCGGAAGATCGTCGGCATACGCGAGGACCGCATTCCACAACTCCACAGGGAGTGGGATGCTTGGTATATCCGCCGCAAGAAGTCCGAAGTTGGGATTGACTTGCCGCCGAAGTACTGGACCGAACTTCATGTGTCGCTGAGTCCGAAGCAGAGGCGCATCTACGATCAGATGAGAAAGGACATGATAGCCTGGCTCGGAAAGAACGAAGACATCCCGCTCACCGCTCCTGTCGTAGTTAGTCAACTCGTTCGACTCCAGCAAATCGCTCTAGCCACTCCCGAGTTTTCCGAAGACAAGAACGGTCGAATCCATGTCAAGCTCACTGATCCCAGTATCAAGCTCGATAGATTCATGGAGCTGGTTGATGGCAACCCAAACGAACCCCTCGTGTTCTTTTCCCAGTCACGGTCTATGGTCGACCTCGCGATTCAGCGTCTCCATCAACGACGGATCTCAGCTGTACCTTACACAGGTCAGGTTTCACACAGAGACCGCGACAAGAATATTGAGGCATTTCAAGCCGGAGACATACAGGTTCTCGCTGCGACGATCGCGTCTGGTGGTGAAGGTATCACCCTTCACCGAGCCAGTACTGTCGTTTTCGTGGACAGGATGTGGAACCCCAGCAAGAACACGCAGGCGGAGGATCGACTTCATCGGATCGGACAACTCGATACCGTCCAAGTAATCGACATCATGGCTCGCGACACAGTCGACCTAGGACGTAAGCAGCGTATCCAAGGCAAGGCCAAAGACCTCATCATGCTCCTGGAGGGTAAGAGTGCTTAAGGATCCAGTCCGTCCGACGACCGACCTGTATAATCGAGCGATGTCGATTCTGGGCGAAATCAGTTTCGGACTCGACATCATCATGGTCGACGTCGTTCCTATCATGGGCCCGAACGGCGCGATGTGGGGCATCGTCTTCATGGCTAAGGGTGTTCTTATCGGCCCTGAACACTACGTCGCGAACCTGACAGTTACAGGCAATCCCTGGTGCACAGATTCCGAACTCAAGAAGCTCCTGCAAGGTGGATGCGAATCTATCCGAGAGCGGCGAGCCCAACAGATGAACGGAAAGGTAAAGTAATGAGCATCGACTACCTCGACCGGTCTACTCCAGTACCTGTAGTCAAGGGTAACGACTTCTTCGACCAGCTGTGTCGAGGCTGGGAACGAGCGGAGACCGTTACCGAACTCCTGAAGCGCGAAGCCGAAGAGAAGGCTCGATACGCTGCCAGTGCAGCAGCTCACCACATCGCTCGGATCGCCGACCAGCGCCGTGAGCAGGAACGCACCTTCACGGTGAACATCCAAACAGGTCCGCAGCCTGTCTTCACACCCAAGTCGATCATCGCCGACACTACGACCATTCCGGTCATCCGTCCCGATAGAGATCCTAACACGGACAGCCTCATCGCGATCTGGGACGAAGAGGCGACCTGGACGTATACCAACCCCCTGTGGTCTCGTATCAAGAAGGCCGCGCGTACCGTCAGGGACTGGTTCGTCGTCTATGAATAGGCAGATGTACATCCCGAAGATTCTTGACGTGCAGAAGGTTCTGGAAGATGCACGTAAGAAGTCTGCCGAAGGTCTTATCACCGTCCACTTCCATGCGGAAGACATGAAGTGTGAAGGCTGGGATCATCGCCTGTACAAGGACAGTCTCGTCATCGACGAATGGGGAAAAGACCATGGCACAAAGCAACACTCCACTTAGCTACCTGGAGAGCTTCGCTGTTGACATCATCCGTAGGTTTCCCCGTAGTTCGTTTCTCGGCGATGAGAACGAGTACATGGTTCGCCTCGAGGCAACCTTCCGTGATGAGGCAGCAGCTGAGAGGTTCGAAGACAAGGTCCGGAAACTTCTCGAGAACGATAACATGGAAGTACTGTACAGTACTCCAGGACCTAAGCCGAAGGAGAAAGAAGATGGCCCGAGCGGTCCTCCTTACCTTCCGTGATAACCAAGCAGCTGAAGCCTTCGTCAAGAAGCTCTGGGCCGAACAAGATCCCTTCGCTTCCGGTGAACAGTACACCGAAGTCGGGTTCCTTGCAGCTAGCTCCGCGAAGATCGAGTGGATGCTCGCACAGCCTCTAGCAGCCTGTAAATGCTCCGGGAAACGCGTTTCAGGTAACAAGTTCGGGTACAAGAAGACGAAGCGCTTCGGTTGGTGGGTCCACGCTGCCTGTAACAAGCCTACGAAGCTGATCATTCGGACGTTCATCGAGAACCTCAAGAATGGTCACAACGACATACTTCCTGAGCTGTTTCCAAACGAGCCAGCAGACGTTCATATCATGAGCGACGCCGAGCACGTTATGGAAGGCTCTTTCCAGCAAGGCAACGTTGATCATTCCGATCACGTTCTCAAAGCTCCCGGCGAATCAGTCGCTGGGTAACTGAAAGGTACAACCGCAATGAACAAGAAGATCATCGGCGGAATCGCAGCTCTCATTGCTCTGGGAGGCAGTCTGGGCATCGCGAGTATCGCCAGCGCCACTACTGCGGCAGTCACCAAGCCCACCGGAATCACGGTATCTGCCGTCACCTCTACTAGCTTCAAGGTAAGCTGGTCTGGTGCCTCGGGCGAGACTGTTAACGTCCAGGCGTATGACGCCAGTACGCTGAAGCAGGAATTCAGGGGGAACCTTCCCAATGGTGGCACCGTCACGGGCCTGACAGCCGGAACGGCGAACGAGCTGCGCCTGGATGCCACTTCTAGCGCGGGGAACGCTGGCTGGACTCCGACCCAGCTAGTCTACACGACGGCCGCAGCAGGTGCTGCCGGCGCACCAGGGTCTCAGGGTACTCCAGGCAACGACGGAGCAACGGGTCCGAAGGGTGACGCGGGCGCTACTGGCCCGTCAGGACTTCAGTCGGTCGGCACTACTACGATCGCGGCAAGCAATTCGGTGCCCACTGGCGGGAGCTTCAACTCCAAGGCCGTGCAGGTCGGAACTATCACGCTTCCTGCAGCCGGCACCTACCTGGTCAGCCTCAACATGAAGTCGGAGCCTGACTCTGCTACGACAGGAAATGTCTCGGCTCAGTTCTTCGTCTACAACCAGGTGAAGAATGCCGACTTCGCTGGAGACCTGTTCAACGTCAGTACGGACCTCCAGCCGTACGTCTCGGCCACTGGTAGCAGTCAGCATGACGCGTACGCTAGCGGCGCTCAGGTCGTTACCGTCGACGCCGACCACCTTACCCTGTACGTCTACGGGTTCGGCTACGACGCTGACACTAGCGCTAGCGAGTACAACCTGATCGGTGGCACGGCCGACGTCGTGCAGCTAACTCCTGCCAGCTAGTTAGTCATGCGGATGGGGTCCACAAAAGTTCCCAAAAGTTCCCAAGTGGAACCTCTTGTGGACCCCATCTGTTCCCCTATATAATTAGATTAACAGCGTAAGGGGGTCCAGTGCAAGATAAAATCGAGCTGCGTCATGAAGTACACGTGTCAGAGCTTCGCTCTTACCGTGCATGTCGAAGGCGATGGAATTGGCTGTTCAACGAGAACAGGCAACCCCTAGTTACGCCGACGCCCCTCGAGTTCGGTGTAGCGTTCCACAGGGCGATGGAAGTAATGTATTCGCCCGACACTTGGCACCTGGACAAATATGTTCTGGGTGTTCGTGCCGAGACAGCCTTTATCGAAACCTGTAAAGAACAGCGTCGCAACTACATGCGAGTAACTGGTCAATACGGTCTCGATGACCAAGCGGAAAAGGACTACGAAGAGTCCCTGAAGCTTGGTACCGGAATGATTCGGTGGTACGCCAAGGAGCATCTTCCCCAAGGTGAATACACCCCAATCGCAGTGGAGATCAAGTTCCAGGTTCCTATTCTCGACGAGGAAGGCTTCCCGCAATTCTGCTGGTGCGATCGCTGCCACGACAAGTGGCTACATGCAAATTCGCTCCATGAACTGCCAACCGAAAGCTGGATAGGGCTCCCTGTAATGTATGAAGGCCGCATCGACGGTCTCATGCAGGACAAGCGAGGTGACTACTGGATTCTCGACTGGAAGACCACTGCGCGGATGATGTCGGAAGACTCGGACATTATCCTCGAGACGGACGACCAGATCGCTTCCTACTGCTGGGCGCTCATGCGTTCGATGGGCCTGAACATCAGGGGCTTCCTGTACGTAGAACTTCGGAAGGGTTCTCCCAAGCCCCCTGTGGAGCTTAAGCAGATGAGACTCGGCAGGCAGTTTTCCGTTTCGAAGCAGCAAGACACCGAGTATGGTATCTTCCAGCAAACTGTGATGTCGCAGGATGCAGATGCTTACCAGCGTGGACTGTACGACGAGCATCTCGAGTGGCTCAAGAACGAGGGTGTCAAGTACATCCAGGTCCATAAGATCTACAAGCCACGACAGACGCTCGACAACATCGGTAAGTACATCTACTACCAGGCAAAGGAGATGATCAATGCTCCGGCGATTTATCCGAGTCCTGGAAGGTTTGTGTGCGCATGGTGCGCGTTCCAAGGACCATGTATCGATGCAACTGCAGGCCGAGATTACCAGTACGCGCTAGACACTCTCTACGAAATCAAACCAAGATACTACGAAGAAGCCAAACCCTCAACAGACAAGAAGCCATAATGCCACTCGATCCCAAAGATGGAACAGGTACTCAGTATCCCCTGGACGACGATGATATCGAACTACCTGTTAAAGGTAGGATGTCAGTGCAAGCACCCAAGCAGCAGCTTGAAACACGCGCACAGGTACCGCAGACGAAACCTGAAGTCAAGGCCGCTCGTACCTTCGCAGGCATTCCGATGGCACCTGTCTCTGAGGTAAAACCAAACGTCAACATGCTGATCTACGGACGGCCTGGCGCAGGTAAGACTTACCTTACTGCGACTGCTCAGAGATCGTCTCTCATGTCTCCGATGATGTACATCAGCGCCGAGGCCGGAGCGTCGACTATCAAGCAGGTAGCTCGAGACATTCAGGTTGTTCCTGACCCGAATACTAGAGGTTCTATTACCTGGGAAGAGCTCGAAGTTGTCTACGATGAGCTCGATCGCCAGTGCTACAACACCAAGGACGGTTGCGACTTTAGAACAGTCGCGATCGATACCGGGACCGAGCTACAGAAGATCAACATGGTCTGGGTCATGAAGCAGACTCTTGCTGACCACCCAGACCGCGACCCAGACGTTCCGGGACTTCATGACTGGGGCAAGTCTACGAACCGGATGCGGACAGTCATTCGCAACTTCCGAGATCTGCCTCTCAACTTCATCTTCGTCTGCCACGAACAGGAAGACCGCGACAACCGAGGTCTTCTCTGGAAGAAGCCAGACCTGCCAGGCAAGCTGGCGAACCAAGCTGCTGCCTTCTTCGACCAGGTCATGTACCTGTACACGAAGCAGGTGTCAGAGGGTGACGAGACCAAGAGTGCCGAAGTCAAGAGGATCTTGATGACAGGTGCGCTCGAGGGCTACGTCACCAAGGACCGAAGCGGAAACCTACCACTCCTCGTAGTCGATCCCGATATGTCAAAACTCTACGAAACTATCACCAAGGAATAGCAAAGATGTCAATCAAGGTCAATGTCAGCGACCAGGAGTCGCGCGCCGGCGAATACGAAATTCTTCCGTCGGGCAACTATCACGCCGTCATCACCGAGGTAGAGCAGAAGGAATCCAAGTCGGAGAAGAACACCGGCAAGCCGATGCTGTACTTCACCCTGAACGTCCAGGAGGGTAAGTACGCCGAGAAGACGATGGGCGTCAACGCGTGCTGCTGGGACGGTGCGCTGTACACGATCATCAACATACTCAAGGCGCTCGGTGAGTACGAGAACTGCGGAGGCCAACGCGATCTCGACATTCCGACGACTCCCGAGTTCTACATCGGCCGCGACATCATGGTGCGTCGTGGACTTAACCGGAAGTCGCTCGAGAAGGCTCGCAAGGAAGAGGGTCCTGACGTCGACCCGAAGGAGTACATCGAGGTTCGAGGCTTCTCAGCCTACGACAAGGACTCCAAGGAAGGCAAGGCTAAGGCTTCTGCCGGTCTTCTCCCGTAGCTGAAAGGATTGACAGTGGTACTCGCGGAGATTGCGAAAGCTCTAGTCCGTCGGTCGCAATCCACTGACAGTTCGGCAAACGTGATCCGGACACTACACAGGAAGGTGAGGATCTTGAATGCCTGGCTTGAAAGGCTTCTTCCTGTCAGCATACGGCGATACAGAGGGATACATGTGTATCGCTTCCAGAAAGAAGAGTGGTCAGTTTCAAGAACGATTCTTTAAGTTCCCAGAAGACTTTGGCGACGTTGCCGAGCTCGTCAGGTCGAAAACCATGGTAGAAAACGTCTACTTCTGTCCGCAGCTACTTACGGAAAAGAAACGAGACAAGAAACATGTTGGTCTGGTGCAGTGTGTTTGGTCTGACCTGGACGATTGTCACCCTGATAATCTACATGTGCAACCGTCGATATCGCTCGAGACAAGCCCAGGCCGCTATCAAGCAATATGGACTCTTGACAAGCCTGTCGATGCCGAGACAGCAGAAGCCATCTCACGACGAATCGCTTACGGACACGCACAGGAAGGAAGCGACCGATCGGGATGGGACCTCACCCAACTCCTGAGAGTACCGGGAACACGGAACTTTAAGTATGGCGATGCAGAGCCACCGTACGTCCAAGTACTCGTCTGGGATCCAGAACTCATCTACAGTGTCGATGACTTCTATATGTACCCTCAAGTCGAAGGGTACGAGTACCTCGATATTCCTTTCCCGGACCTAACAGTTCGAACTGGTCAAGAGGTTCTAGAAGATGTTCGACACAAGATAAACGGTGCCGCGTTCACACTTTTCCACAGGGAGCTAGCAGAGGGCGCTGATCGCAGTGCGCTCCTATTCCGTCTGGAAATGTACTGCTTTGAAGCGTTGCTTTCCATGGCAGAAACGTTTCAAGTATGCAGAGACGCTTCATGTAACAAGTTTGATGAAGACATACGTCTATGGAAAGATATCTGCCGCGCAAGAGCCAGGTTCGATACTAACCGTAAACAGTCTTCCATGCCTCCGTCAGGAGAGATCTCACTTCTGTCGGATTCAGAAAAAACCCTGATCAAGGAACTTCCACCAACCTTCGTAGACAGGTATATCGAGTGGGCCAAGACAGTTGGGGACGCAGCACCGCAGTATCACGTAGCAGGAGCGTTCGTAGCTTTGTCGTCGGTACTAGCTGGGTCTATCAAGCTGCCGACATCCTTCGGGACAGTTCAGCCGAACATCTGGTTTCTACTCCTAGCGGATACGACCCTGACGAGAAAGTCGACAGCCATGGACTTGGCGATGGACCTAATTATGGAGGTCGATGAGAGTATCCTCATGGCAACGGACGGATCACTCGAAGGTCTCACGACAGCACTATCCGCCCGATCAGGACAACCGTCTGTCTTCCTACGAGACGAGTTTACAGGCCTAGTAGACCAGATGCACAAGAAGGACTACATGGCAGGTATGCCAGAGTTCTTCGCCAAGATCTACGATGGCAAAACTCAAAAGCGTCTACTGCGGAAAGAAGAGATCATCGTTCGAGATCCTCGGCTGATTATCTTCGGCGGAGGTATCAAGTCCAAGATGACTCGGATCCTTTCGTTCGAACATGTCGAGTCGGGCTTCCTACCAAGGTTCGTCATCATCACAGCCGAGAGTGACATTTCCAGGGTCAAACCTTTGGGACCCCCTGTGGCGCTCAACATCGAGGGCCGCGATCGGATACTCGCCGAGCTTCGAGACATCAGCCAAAGGCATAGCAATAACATGCCTGTGAGTGTCAATGGCAAAGTAGTTGGCATGACGCGTCAGGCGCAAGAGATCAGGATGTCTCAAGACGCTTGGCATCGGTACAATATTCTCGACCAGACACTATCGCAGATAGGTCTAGATGCAGGAGAGATGGCCGATGTTGTTGTCCCCACCAATGCACGGCTCGCTGCCAGCATGCTCAAGTGTGCGATGCTCTTGGCTGCAGCTAGAACCGAAGAAGGACCGGTCGAAGTCACAGAGTATGACATACTCAAGGCAGCCTCATTCGGAGATCAATGGCGGAGGTATGCTCAGGAGATTGTACTCAACGTTGGCAGGTCTGAGGCAGAACACAAGATCACGCTCGTCCTGAACGCGATCCAGAAGAAGCAGACAATGACACGTTCTCGAGTCATGCAGACATACCATCTAACCGCGAAGGAAATGTCTGAGATCGAGAACACTCTCGTCAACCGAGGTCTCATCACTAAGGGTGGCGAGGGTCGAGGTATATCGTACAACACACTACTTCAGGAGACATGATGAAGGGTATCGTAATTCTTTCTGGTGGACTCGACAGCACGACGCTGCTGTACAAGCTCGTGCACGAAGGTCACGACGTTCTCGCTCTGTCGTTCGACTACGGACAGCGACACAAGAAGGAGCTCGATGCAGCAGCGACGGTCAGTCGTATGCTCAACGTCACGCACAACGTCGTCAAGCTTAACGACTGGGCTGACATCCTGAAAAGTAGCGGTTCAAGCCTCACGAATCCTGTCATCGAGGTTCCGGAAGGTCACTACGCCGAAGACAACATGAAGCAGACGGTCGTTCCGAATCGTAACATGGTCATGCTCTCGATCGCAACCAGCACTGCTATTGCCTCCGGGTACGACGAGTTCGTCGCAACGGCTGTGCACGCCGGCGACCACGAGATCTATCCTGACTGCAGGCCAGACTTCCTCGGAAGTCTCGAACACGCAATCAGGGTTGGTAACGAAGATTTCCTTCCTGACCACTTCAAGATTTTCGCGCCTTACATCTACGAGACTAAGGCCGATATCGCCAGCGACGCAGAGATGCACGGAGTTCCGATCGACAAGACCTGGTCGTGTTACAAAGGTGGAATGTTCCACTGCGGCAAGTGCGGAACCTGCGTCGAGCGTCTCGAAGCTATCGACGAAGCGGGTGTCGAAGACGACACGATCTACGAGGACTATCTTTTCTGGAAGACGGTAATCAAGTAATGCAGACTATCAAGGTCAAGCACAACGTCGAGATGGCTCATCGTCTCTATGAGACACCAGGCAAGTGTCAGAACATTCACGGACACAGCTGGTGGGTCGAACTCGAACTCGGTGGTGAAGTCGACAATCACGGACTCCTAGAAACTCTTGACTTCGGAATGATCAAGAAGCACTTCCGCAAGTGGCTCGATACGCAGTACGACCATCGTGTACTCCTAAACGCACGCGACCCTTGGTCGCAAGTGATCGGTTACGTCTACGACGTAGACGGTAACGTCGAGAAGCTAGCCCTACCAGGACGCGCAGTCTTTAATGGAGATCCTACAACGGAGAACTTCGCCACGGAGATAGGCAGCTGGGCAAAAGGCTTCTTCGCCTGTCCACTCACGAACGTCACGGTCTGGGAAACTTCCGTCAACTGTGCAACCTGGAGTAGCAATGCTTAGGCTACTCGAACATTACATTTCAACTCAGGGAGAAGGTCCTCGAGTTGGTATGCTCACTCAGTTCGTCCGGTTCGCCGGATGTAACCTTCGCTGTCCGGGCTGGCCTTGCGATACGCCGTATGCAGTAAAGCCGAAGCTCTATCGCGAAGAGCAAGTCGAAATCACACCAAGAAACCTGTCCGAGCGCATCATCAAAGAAGCACACTCCACAGGGGCGAGGAACGTATGCATCACGGGCGGCGAGCCTCTGCTCCAAAATCATGATGATCTCGAAGATCTGCTTAGTCTGTGTCGTCTAGCAATTCCTGTACTCGGCTTCGAGGTCTTCACGAACGGTACGCGTCCAATCTTCGGTCTGGACGCTACATTCGTAATGGACTGGAAGCTTCCTAGTTCGCAAGAAGATCCGTATCACAAGACGCGTATCGCGAACATCGATAGCATCGACATGTTCGGGAACGCAATCAAGTTCGTCGTGTCGGATCTCAGGGACTTGGAAGTAGCCCGACTACTCTGGATACAGTATCTCAAGGAAACGATCATCGAGATCTATGTCGGGTCCGTCTGGGGTAAGAACTTCGAACCCCAGATCCTAGAGTTCGTCAAGGGTTACCATCTTCCTTGGCGGCTCAATGTTCAGGTCCATAACTACGTGTACGGAGCTCAAAAGCGTGGAATTTGAATCGGGCAGTCAGTTCGAAGACGAAGAGCTTGCCGAGATCCTTCTCCGACGCGTAGCTACTCTCAATACGCAGCTTCCCGACCAGGGTGCTACACCAAGGCGTTTTGTCGAAGCTCTGAAGCAGCTAACGACGCCTGAAGTGTTTAAGTTCACGACCTTCGAATCAGATGTCCAGAACATGGTAGTCGTTAAGGACATCGACTTCGCAACGCTATGCGAACATCATGTTCTTCCGTTCATAGGCGTAGCGCACGTCGGCTACATTCCAGATGGTAAGGTCGTGGGCCTGAGTAAGATTCCGAGGCTAGTCGAGCAGCACTGTCGAGCTCTTAACACTCAGGAAGAGCTCACCGAACGAATTGCTCAACACATGATGGTGCTCCTCAACCCGCTCGGTGTCGCTGTCGTGATGGAAGCACATCACACCTGTATGTCAATTCGTGGAGCAAAGGCGCTTCGAGCAATGACGCGAACCGCATCTATGCTAGGAGTGTTCTCAGACCACGACCGAACTGCGAAAGCAGAATTCATGGAGAGTATCAGATGAACCTAGACGACCTATATATCCAGTGTTCGGAGGATAGTAAGGAGTGGTTTCCTGAAACCGCAACTGACCTACCCTTTCAAGTTCTTGCACTGGCTGGCGAAGTAGGCGAACTAGCCAACCTCGTCAAGAAGGTCGAACGCGGTACGCACAAGCGTATGGACCTTCAAGCGGAGATGGTTGATGAGGCAACCGACTGCCTCATCTACATCATGAACGTATTCGCAGCACTAGGACATCATCCGGAGGCAGCATATGAACGAAAGCGGCACCGAAACCGACGTCGCTTCGGCCCTACAGGCAGCACTAGCGGAGGCGGACGAGACATTCATCCGCGAGTGCAGTTCACGCCTAAGTAAGGGCGAAGAGCAGTACGGCTCAGTTAAGTTCCTGAGCGTGGACACTCTCCAGGAGGCGATGGACGAAGTAGTAGACCTAGCCAACTACGCTAGGTTCACGTACGTCAAGCTTTTCGTCCTCCAGAAGAAGCTCGACCAAATCACGAAGAAGAATCCCCTTGTCGACAAGGAAGGGTTCACACCTATGAAGGAGATGTTCACTAGTGGCGATTGACAAGTCGATCCTCGCGCAGCACGTCAAGCCTGTTACCGATGTCGTTCGGTTTCTCGACAGCTCACACCTTCGCGACGACCTGAAGGCCGTTCCGGAGATGTTCGAGAAGCTCGCTGCAGATCTCCTGCAGAAGATCCCGTCGAGTCCGGAACTCACCAAGACGATGCAGAAGCTTGTCGAGGCGAAGGACCAGGCGGTACGATCTCAGATCCATGCCGTCGAGAACGATCTCACTCACATCGTTCCGGGCGTGCCTAAGGCTGACAGCTAGTGGACGCAGCTACCATCGCAGCCCTGACAACGGCTATCGTTTCGATTCTCGGAGCACTTACAGCTCTTGTCGCAGCGATCAAGGCTCATGCAACCGCCAGCGCAGCGAGTAACAAGGCCGACGTCACTCAGGCAACAGTCGCCAATCACATTGTAAGTGTCGCAGCACACGAGGGTATGCCGCCACCTCCAGGCAGCACCACTCTGTAACATGTTCCACTTTCTAGGTCTTGATAACGTAGCCGGATTCGCTTATGCGTTTTGGAGTGGATCCGGCTCCGTTATCATTCCACCATTTCTTAACGTGTTCGGTCTAGCAGCCGTATACTACTGGCACAATCAGTGCCATACCAGACGATGCGTGCGGCTCGCTAAGCACCCTGTGGATGGTACGCCTTATAAGGTGTGCCGCAAGCATCACCCAGACATCGGCAAACTACCAGAAGCGAGCGAACATGCAAGTGGCGATTATTCCTCCAGCATGTCTAGCGGAGCGAATCCAGCATCGACAGTTCCAAATGCTAGTTCCGGAAATGCTTAAGTACTCGAAGCTTGCCAAGGCTTATCAGGACCTACGAGGGTGCTACACGATTCTCGACAACGGTATGTTCGAGAAGGAATCTATTGGCATGGAGGAGCTTCTCGACGTCGCAATGTGGTATCACTGCAACGAAGTTATCGTACCCGATACCTATCGTGACCTGGGCTTCACGATTAATCAACTCGAAACCTTTCTCAGGCTCTTCGAGCAGACCGATTACGACCTAGACCTTATGGTCGTTATGCAGGTACGTAACTTCGAAGAGATTCCTATCTTCGTTCGACGCGCTAGCCATGCAATGCACGGAGCAGGAATCGAACAGTTCACTTTCGGTCTTCCACGTAAGATGAACGAAGATATGGGTAGTATGGCACGAGCAATCGCCGTTAACCATATCCGAGAGCAGTGCCCTGAAGAAGAAGTTCAGATCCATCTTCTCGGCCTCTCTCGTGTACATAATCCAGCAGGACCACTACACGAGGTTCATATACTACGTGACAAGGTCAGGTCGATCGATACCGATGCACCGTTCGTCTGGGCAACAGAAGATACTAGCCTCACCTGGCCGAATTTCAATCCTGAACGATCCGAACGTTACTTCGCTCTGGATGTGACAAACTTTCCCATCCATCTCGTCGACCAGAACATCGAAGCTCTGGACAAGGCAGCAGAGTGACTGAACGTAAACACCCTCTAGCAATCTGCGAGAAGTGTGATCTGTATGAAAGTGGTCGGTACGTCCCGTCAGCTATCCCAACGCACAGCAATGGCATCGCGATCGTTGGAGAAGCGCCTGGGAGAAATGAAGCACGCCTTGGCATTCCTTTCTCTGGCGTCTCGGGTAAGCTCCTTGATCGAGTACTCCAATACTACCACATCGATCGTGGAGAAACGCTACTTTCCAACTCCTGTTCTTGTCGACCACCAGATAACGCAACCCCAAGCGCGGTCGCGGTGGCTGCATGTAGGCCCCGTCTCATGTCGGAGTTGGAAAGTACCAGGATCAAGCAAGTGGTGGCTCTGGGTAACTCTGCCACGAAATCGATCTTGGGAACTAAGGATGGCATCACGCGCCTACGCGTCGGACCGCCGAAAGAGGTCGAAGGAGTTCCATTTTCAGTCATTCCAACGTTCCACCCAGCCGCATGTCTCCGTCCGAAAGGTGACGCCTACTTCCCGTCGATCGTAAATGACTTCGCCAAGCTCAAGGGGCTTACTAGTGAATGGAAAGAACCAGAACACGTCGTCTTCGAACAACCTAGAGAAGCTCTTGCAGGACTGGTGGAACTCACAGCCCTCTCACGTCCAATCACAGTGGACATCGAATCAGATATCGATAAAGACGTTTCATTCGACCACCCAACTCGACACGGTCTACTCTGTGTGGGTGTCGGATACGACAGGGGCAAGGTCGCTGTGTTCGGTGAGACTGCCCTACAGGACAATGCTGTCCGCACCGGACTTGGACGCTATCTCAAGGAACACCGTCGAGTCATTGCTCAGAATGGCAAGTTCGATCTTGCAGGGCTTCATGCCAAAGGAATGCGAGACATTCGTCTCTGGTTCGACACAATGCTCGCCAGCTACTGTCTTGACGAGCGGCCCGGAATCCACGGACTCAAATACATGGCAGTGGAACGACTAGGGACACCTCGATACGATGACGAGATCAAACAGTATGTACGAGCTGGTAAAGGGTACGGATCTATACCTCGTGAAATCCTCTACAGGTATAACGCGTACGACTGTGCTGCGACGTACGAGCTCTATCTGCTCTTCGATCGTCTTCTGGATGAAGAACCTGGCCTTCGTCGTCTTCATGATTTCCTCGTTCGGGCATCCAACGAACTCATGTACGTCGAGCTCAACGGGTTTGGTGTCGATCTACAATACAACGACGAGTTGCACATTCATTACGCGGCTAGGCTAAAGCAGTTCGAACAAGAGCTAGCCGATATCCTAGGTCGTGAAGTCAATCCTCGCTCGCCTAAGCAGCTAGTCGAGGCTCTAGACGAGCTAGGCTTCCGAGTGCCTCTGAAACGAAACCAGAAAGGAGAGATGCGACCTACAACGGACAACGACGCGCTGAACCTCCTTCTGGAAAGAGCACCACAGGGGCCGCAGAGGGATTTCCTAGAAACGTTGCAGCTCCACCGAAAGGATGCCAAAAGTGACGGAACTTACGTCCGAGGTATTCGTAAACGCGTCTATCAAGGTCGTGTGTTCTCGACCTTTCTTCTTCATGGGACCGAAACGGGCAGACTATCTTCTCGCAATCCTAACCTTCAAAACATCACCCGAGGAGAAGTCCTTCGTAAGCAGTTCGTACCTGTTCGACTTGAAAATGTCTTCGTACAGGCTGACTTCAAGCAAGCTGAACTTCGGATCCTCACCTGGTTTGCCCGCGAGGAATATTTTCAGGAAATATTCAACGATCCCAGTCGCGATATTTTCGATGAACTTGCCCCTCGACTCTATGGAAACATGGGAGGACTTGATAAGGCAGCTCTCAAGGAGCTTCGAATTCGTGTCAAGGCTTATGTATACGGACTAGGCTATGGACGAGAAGCGCAGAGCATCGCCGACGAGTTCAAGATTCCCGTTGCGGAAGCAGCTCGAGGTATGCGCGCGTTCTTCGAAGTCATCCCGAACATTGTCAAGTTCAGGGAAGACATAAAGGCAAAGGTCAACGCCGGAGAAGATCTCATAACGCCGTTCGGAAGGCATCGACGCTTCTGGTTGATCGCCGAGGAGAACAAGCACGAGATCATGAATGAGGCTTTGGCCTTCATGCCTCAATCAACTGCATCGGACATTTGCCTCGATGCGTTCTGTGACTTGCGTCCTCACCTGAAAGGCATTGGGTGGGTACGTAACTTGGTCCACGACTCGATCCTCATCGAGTGCCCCAAGAACAAGGTGGACCAAGTCAAAGAGCTTCTTCGTCACTACATGATTGCGGCGGCGAAGAAGGTAGTCGGTGACTACGTCAAGTTCGACGTAGATATCACCGTCGGTTCCAACTGGGGTGAGCTCTAGTGAGACATCACCGCCACCATCCGTTCAAATGGCTCGAGAAGGAGCTAGGTATCATGACCGCACCGGTTAGCCCAGTCGTTACGTTCGACAAGTCCGTCTACAACCCCGGCGACACGATCACTGCATCGATCGCCTGGCAGTCAGGAGAGCAGGTGGAAAGTCAGGGCTTCACTCTCACGGTGACGGTTCAGAACCAGAACAGCGAGTCAGTGACGGCGACTGCTACCTTCTCCGTCAACACCAGTGCGCCTGGTGACACGTTCTCGGTTCAGGCGACCGACGACGGTAACCGTACCTGGAACGTCTCGATGGGTGCTGACGGCGTTTCCGCCACGGCGACCACCACAGCCTAACACATCCACAGGGGCGGCTTCTTCGGGAGCCGCCCCTCTTTTGTCGTGAGGAGAAACAATGCCTAGAGGTACGAAGAGCGTTCTCGGAGATCGGTTCGTAAACAAGAATGGATACACTTACGAGAAGACCAACCGTGGCTGGGAAGCTGTGCACCAGATCATAGCCGAAGAGAAGCTCAAGCGTCGACCGAAGCCTGACGAGCAAGTCTACTTCAAGGACGGAAACAGAGGTAACATCGATCCTAGCAATATCGGCATCAAGCTTAGGAAAGCACGAACTCCGAAATCACGTCTGTCTCTTCTAGAAGCTAAGATCGCTGACATGAAAGACCAGCTCTCACTGCTCGAACAGCAAAGGAAAGAACTGCAGGAGGAAGTCAATGAAGGTAACTGAGCTAGCATGGTTTGCAGGTTTCTTCGATGCACGAGGAATCGAAACGGAAACACAAGTACGTGTCAATGCAATCAACTTTGACGATCGACTAGTACTCGACCTGTTCAAGGCACGCTTCGGGGGTCGTATACATATCACATCCCATCGAAAAAGAGGCCAGCTTTACTGGCTAGTCACAGGACAAAAGATGCGCGACTTTCTATGTGCTATACAACCTTATCGAATACTAGAAGAAGCAGAGACTGCTCGTGCGAATACCTTCCTAGACAACCTAGATAGCTAGCGCGCTTCACAAAGCAGTAGCGCGCAGTCTAAGGTGAGTCTAACCTTTAGACTCATAGATTAGACGCGAGGAATACTCACACACGATGTTCAACATAGCTTCAAAATCGCGCGCGTCTAAATCGCATTCTAAGGAGTGTCATGCTCATAATGTCGTTCGACCCAGGCGGTACTACTGGTTGGTGTTCTGCCGAACTAGATGATGGAGGAGACACTGTAGACCTTAAGCATATTGACTTCGGTCATCTAGACAAAGAGGATCATCACAACCAACTTCGAAAGCTTCTCGGATCTAAGAAGCCCGACCTAGTTATCTGTGAGCGGTTTGAGAAACGAACCAACGACTTCGCTCTGCTCATTTCATGTGAGTACATTGGCGTGATCAAGATGTGGTCGCAACAATACAAGCGCCCTGTGGTGTTTCAAGGAGCGAGTCAGGCCAAGGTTTTCATGACAGTTGAAAAGCTCATCAAGCTTGACGCCTACATTACACCTGCAGTGAAGAACAAGCACGCTCAAGACGCTCGCAAGCATCTCATGTACTATTTGACGACGAACAAATCTCGTCGCAGAGAGTTTGTCATGCTTAGAAACAACTTGCTCCGGAAGCTAAGATAAGTCTAGCCCTTCCCCCGGGAGACAATGAGCGCAACCGCAACGCTCTGGGAAGGGCTAGACGACTAAGGGTTAGTGGCGGGAGCCTACACCGCCACGATCGAACAGCCAGTCATCGACGACAGAGTAGTCGACTTCGGTATTCGAGAACCGGATGTCCTCCGCATACTGATGACCGTGAGTGCCTGAAGGCAAAGCTTGAGAGCCGTCGTACTTAGCGACCCAGACGTTACTGGCCTTGTTCGCCGTCACAGTCGAAGCCGACCCGTACGCTACGGCGTAGTAACCACCGTTATTGACTTCTTCGGCCCACTGGTGGTACCAAGAAGGAAGCTCAAGCGTCTCCAGGTCACAGACGATGACACGACTACCGTCCCAGGAGACCCAGCCAAGCTTGTTCGCCTCGGCAACGGCGTTCTTGGCATCGGTTACGGGGTTCTCGTTCCCACGAGGCACCCAGCATGGGAACTGTCGAATGCTTTCGAACCTGAGCCACTCTTCGTGAGTCCAGACTCGGAGAGCACGTGCTCCGCCGATGTAGCCGAGGACACCATCGCATGAGCTAGGCTTCGTCGTCGGAGGGTATGCTGCGTCGAACACGTGGTGTAGACTCATGTCTGGTGCCTTTCCTTTGTATCCTGTAGATCATGACAGTGCGCCATAGGATGTTGACTATGACTAGAAATATCCCTACTATCTCTACCCATAGCCAGCCTGGGCTTCTAGATACGTGAACGTTGAACGTCGAACTCATCCACTCTGGAAAGATCGTGAGCGCTACGCTTAGGTCGAACGAGACTAGGTTCCTACCCCAATCCGTTTTCCACCACGGCCAGTATGCAGCTGCGACTATAGGAAACAGAACCGATACCCAGAACACGATTCTAATTTCCCAAAGGACCAGGTTAATCTCGTTCAACGCTGTTCTCCCGTTCGACGTTGGATAAGCGCGTTAAGCATATCCGATACATGGTTCTTCTCACGCATCTCACGAAGGGGATGTATGACTTCTCGTTGCGCTATCTCTAGACGGTACTCCGATGCACGTCTTTCAGCGCGTGCCTTCTCTACACCCTCACGCACCTGCTTCCTCCAGAACTTGAACTGCATAATGGCCCGAGCTCCTTTCGGAGACTGATCATTACGTCCTTAACGATCTGACTAGCGGCTACACTTGCATCGGCCCTTTGCCGTTCAAGCTCGGAGGTTCGTTTCCACTCGTCACGTTCTTCTTTGATATCGTCTACTCGGCTTTTTGGGACGATATAGCCTGTAATAAAAAGCGCTAGCATGACGAGGCCGATACCACCACCGGTACCGCCCAAGAGTGTCAGGACGTCGCCTATTGACATGCGCCCTCCTAAATGTCAAGAGGGATAACCACTTCAAAGGATAGGTCTGAAGCACCGCCAGGCAGACCATAGATTTGCATCACCCCTGTAGATGTGATTCTAACTACGCAAGCCTTCCCTGTAGCGGCAGCTCCAAACTCATGGTTACCTACAGGCGTGGTAGTCAACGTAGTCAGGATAGTGGCGTCGGTTATTGTTCCAGGAGTCAAGTCGTAAGCGGAAAACTGTAGCTGGTTATTTCCTGCAGAACGATAATTGAGATGACCAGTCCAACCGTTTGCCAGAGTAGCCTGCTGCCAAGGACCCATAGATCCTGACTTCAACTGCAGAGCCTTGACAGTTGCCTGCAAAGCTTTAAAGTCCCTGGCGAAATCGAACGGCTTGGCGTACTGGTACTTTGGCATCAGCCCGTGCTCCCTGTGGACTCGTCGAAGACGAGATTGATCGTCTCTGTCCCTTGGGCCTCGTCAGGTGGTTGAATGCTCCAACCTATAACACGAACGTTGAAAGTGAACCCTTTAGGGAACCTAGGGTCCGTAACATTAAAGACGACATAGTCACCTAGGCCGTACGTTCCGAACTCAGGAAAGCTTTCACCAGCTAGCTCGGCTGCATGAGTAACCAAAGGCAAGGGCGACACACTCAAGTCAGAAGAGGCATGGGCGTTAATCGTAGCCTGAATGGTCACGCCCGAATAGTTATTGACACTGCACCACAGGGGGTAACCGCTGGCAAGGCTCGTCGTATCTGTAGCAACGCCAACCACTGCCGTCGTGGGATCGCCGTCGCCGACGCCATACCACTGGTTAGCACCTGATGATGCATTTTCAGTATAGGTATAATCCTTAACAGGCCCAGGATAGTCAACTGTCAGGTCTGTCGTACCTAGAGCGTTGCCAATAGGTGTTCCAACTACTAGCTGCTTGTTGAGATTGCCATTGGGATCAACTAGCCATGCTATTGTCCAGTCAGGCCCACCATCTAGTTCAGTAACAGACGTGATCAAGTCGTTGTAACTGGACGACAAGTCGTAACCGTTAATGGTCAATGTCGTTGCTGGGTCTACAGCTGGTACATTGGCTGGAGCAACATTGATACTACCATTGGCTGCAGATTGCATCTGACTCCAAAGATAGTCGATAGTAGCTGCCTGACCCAATGTCAAGTTCTGCGTAGCTATGCCGAGCACGTCACGAGGAAATCGCCTAGCTGCATAGCACTCGAACGTTTGTCCTGTTAGTGAAACGCTCTTGCCATTAGACTGGTACTCTCTGGAAAGAATACATCCGCCCCAGACAACAGTGTTATCTCGGAGAGCCCAGAACGCTGTCTTGCCTGGTTCAGTCCTTGCTATGGCGTCTTCGTTAGTCAACCTAGGATCGCTCAACCGCATCCCTGCAGACAGGTTACCTGCTGAGTTCAACTGGCAATCCAAGGAGACATTGTTAACAGGTAGCTCTCCTAGAATCTTGTCTGTAACAAGATCCGTTGCTATGTACGTATACTGTGCTGTCATCACGCCCCCAAGAACGAGCCACTAACTTCAAGGAATTGGCCTGAGTTCATCGCGCCGTATACCTTCACGTTGCCGCTAGAGTCTACGACGACAAGGCCAGAACCTGTTATCTCATATGGAGGTGTAGTACCAGAACCACCGTGTGCCTGGCTAGCAATGTAGGCGCTAGGCTGTGTAGGCCTGTAACCCGTAGGAAGCGTCGCAATTGTTTGCGGGCCACCGCTAAAGGTACTTCCGCAAGTAAGCCTTCCTAGCGTAGCTACTAGGCCGTTCTGCAACTTGGTGTATTGTAGATCGAGGCCTGCAGCCTGAGGACCCCAACCATTCTGGTATGTAACCGTATGCCATGTATCTGCAGCTGTGCCGACGTTGACATACTTGTAAGCGCCATTAATAATGACACCTAGCTGGTTGGTATCGGTCTCATACCACATCGTACCGTTAGGCGCACTAGTTGACGGCCTAGCACTCGACGTAGTCGTCCAGGGACCACCTAGCGGCTGCCATAGCCTAGCATCTGCAACAGTGCCAGAACCGTTAGTCACGGTCATGTTAGGCACAACGTTGACGATAGCCAACGGCACTGCATTAGCAGGTAGCGAAGGCAGAGCTCCTGGAGAACTAGACGAGAACGTTCCTGCAACGTCTATGATATTCCAGTTGGCTGTATTGTCTCCAGGGTCGGTAACAACTGCCGCAATGTAATCACGACGCCACTGAGTAGAAGAGGCTGAAGGAATACTTACATTGTAAGTCGACGTGTTAAAGCCTGCATACAACCCTTGCCACGCAGTAGAGTTCGGTATGTATACTAGGCCTGTGTTTACCTGGACACTCAAAGAGGCTAGACCAGTAACGGCTAGACGTCCACCAAGATAGGGGTTGACGCCACCACCAGGAGCTGTAGCACCAGCAACTACAGGACTAGAAGCTACACCGGCAAGAGCCAGCCTAAAGAGCTGCGCAGGGTGGTCTGTCCTCCCCTGCATAACGTAAGCAGGATTGATAGGCATAACGCTCCTAGTAGTATGTCGAACTCAAAGACATGGTTAGCGTACCTGTACCTGAGTCTGCTGAAAAGGCGACGGACTCTGTCATTCCTGAAGGTACAGAAAACCATTGAAGACCTGCAAGGGATGTCCTACGACTTGCTGTACCATTTAGGACAACTGACTTGTTACGACAATCGACTACAAGCAGGTCGCTCGCAGCAAGAGTTATGCTAAATGCCATAGTAATACCGAAAGCGTCCACAAGGACAGGATTCACCACAGGGCCGGCGATAGTAAGTACAGGGTAAGCTGTATGCGTGCCGCCGTTATAACCTGACACAGCGTTGATGGGAATTGATCCACCGAAGCCGACGTTGAAGGCCATATTGAAGCCTGCGCCAACGTCCGACGTAAGAGGCACCGCCGCAGAGCTTACCTGTGCAGGGTAGTCATAGATGTACGGATCGCCAGCAAGTACCGTCAACTGGATTGGCGTCATACCTATACGACGATTAGTATCAATGTCGTATTGACAGCCGCCGCCTGAAGCGTTCACGAACCTAATTACTTGGCCAGGCGTTTGCCAGTAGAATGGTCGAACCGCATTAGAGTTATAGTCATGCCTCAACTGGTTCAGAAGAGAATCAGGATCAGATGGATCGGTGTACAGGTTAGCTGTGACTACAACCGTACGCATTGACGTGAAGGGCGAGTCAACGTAGGTACCGTCCATACCTTGGTGCTCGTCTGTCGTCGACCGTAGAGGCGCAGCATCTAGACCCGATACCTGAGTGACGTCGACGAAAGGCAAACCCATATCGTCGGTGTTCAAGACAACACCTGTGTCTCCAAACGCCCAAGTGTAGTCTGTCAGTGCAGGAGGCATCAGCTACTCCTTCTAGCAATTTCAAAGCCTAGCTGGGCAGCGTGGTAACGCGGATTGATTTCCTGCGTGGTAATGTAGAAGTTCTGTTCAGTGCCAGAACCCTTACTACTCCCGCTGCCCTTGTTAGGACTTACCCATTCGGTCTTCCCAGTACCGTTGTAGGCTAGAGTAAACCCTGGAAGAAGCGGCCCACCGTTGTCATACCAACCAGCTGCCAACTCATGAGCCCAAGCTCCTGCAGGGTTACCATACCTACCCTTGATGTAGGAGATACCCCATGTTTCCTGTGCGCGTGGGTTAGCACTACCACCCTGTGATGGCAACCATCCAGCCTTAGGCATCTTCGTGTAAGGTAGTGCCTGCGGAATTCCTGTAGCGCCAGAGCTTGCATTGTATGCCGTCTGGCTCCAGCCTGACTCTCGAGTCCAAAGCTGCATCCAGTCGCTCCAGATCGAACCGCTAGCCCAGGAAGGCATAAGCTGACGAGCTAGTGCCATGTTCGCCGTAGCGTTGCCGCCTCCAGGACCTCCACCAATTCCTGGAGTAGAACTAGCACCCTTGGTGATTGCATGCCAGACCCCGGATATCGCCTTCTTCGCAAGCGCCACAGGGAGAGTTGCAGCCATGTCGAGTAGCTTACCTGTTCCTGCAGCACCCTTAAGGCTCATAGCGGCCGCGAAGGCGTTTGCGAAAGCTGTTTGGTTTCCTGTAGCGGCTGCCAGCACCATCTTGCCTGTATCAACAATGCCGCCACCTGCGTATCCACGAACGCCCATCATACCGAACAAGGATGCATACTTCTTGGAACGCTGCTTGTCTATAACAGTCTCTCCAGGTTCCAGAAGAGCTGGAACTATATCGCCACCACCATAGCCGCTAAGCCTTCCCCCTGTGGCTAGTGTCTTAATAGAGGGCAGGTCCCACTTGCTCAGGCCGATAGCACCCATTACGCCGTTCCAGACGGAACGCAGACCGTCGTCGTAACCGTAACGGATGATCCAGTCGATTGGCTGCTTAAAGATACCAGTCAAAGCATCCCAAGCGGTCTTCAAGCCGCTAACAGTTGACTTGCAACCTGAAACGATGTCGCCCCAGACCTTAGAGATGCCACCCTTGATGTCACTCCAGATTGACTGGGAAGCGTTGTAGATCGAGTGCCAGATACCAATCCAGCCACTCTCGAGGTTATGCCAAACAGACATTCCGAACGAGTAAAACTGGTTAGCTATCGTATGGCCTGTGTTGTAGATGTCGTGCCAGAAGCTAATCCAGGCACCCTTAAGGTCACTCCAAATAGTTGCCCAAGCACCGTAGATTGCATGCCAGAAAGCTACGCCCCAAGCAGCGAGCGCGTTACCTATCTGGTGTGCATAGTTAAGAATGTCAACCCAAGCTGTGTGCCAGTGTCCTGTGATCAGGTCGAGAACCAAGTCGATAATGACAACGAGCGTGTCCCAAGCAATCTTCCAAAGCAGCGCGAAGGTTGCCCACAAGACCTTGAAGACAGCAACTAGCACGGCCCAGAAGACCTTGAAGCCTGTACTAATTATATCCCAGACAACCTTAGCGACTAGAGCGATAGCATCCCAGATTACCTTGAAGACTAGGGCCAGAACATTGCCAAAGATCTTAGCTACAGTGACAAGCTCGTTCCAGAAGATCTTGAAGATGCCTATAATGACATCTATCGCAATCGACCAGATCGTTGAGATCAGATCCCACCAGACCTTGAAGTCTGTAGATATGAGTGCCCAGAACGTTTGTGCTATACCTGTAACAAAGTTCCAGAAATCCTTGAAGGATGTAGAAGCACTCGTCCAGATAGCGTTCCAAATAATCTTGACAGACTCACCATGTGTAGCCCACCACTTGTCGAAACTCGAACTAACATAGTTCTCAATGCCTCGGAAGACACCTTCGATGTCGTTCCAAATACCTGCAATGAAGTTATAGACGCCTTGCCAAGTTCTATTCCAAGTAGTCGTTACCCAGTTGAGCGCAGGCTTGAAGAAGTTGACGACAGCGGCCCAAGCGCCTTCGATCGCATGGACAATATCGTCCCAGTACTGGATAGTGTACTTCTTGACGGTATTCCAAAGGTTCACGAAGAACGACGAGATCGTACCCCAGTGACTGTAAATCTCATAAGCGGCTACAGCTAGGAGTGCTATGGCTGCAACAACTGCTAGAACAGTTATGATGATCGGGAGAAGTGCTACTTCGGATGCAGCCATGATCACAGTGAAGACGATCCAGGCACCTACGAGCGCTATGACAATGCCTGTAAGGACCAAAGCGATCGAAGCGACAGCACCGAAGATGACTATTGCTGTCAGTATAGGCTTGGGAATTTTACCAATCCAGCTAAAGAGCGTACTAAAGACCTTAGCCAAGTCTCCCAAGACGGGAAGCAGCACGTTCCCAATCTCGATCATCAACGCCTGGAAGTTGTTCTTCAAGAGTTGAATCTTCGCTGCAGGCGTATTCGCCATGATGTTATAAGCAGCCTGCAACGCGCCCTTACTATTACTCATCTCCTTAGTAATACTGTTCAACTGGCCGTAGTTCTTGATAGCAATATCCAAGAACCGCATAGCTTGAATTGTGCCACCAGTACCCTTGAACATGGCAGTTAGAACATCGTTCAGCTGCGTCGGATTCAAGTTCTTGAGAGACGAACCCAGTTCAGTCATGATCTGATTAATAGGCAGCAAGTCGCCAGCTGCGTTCGTCATCTTGATCATGCTGTTAGCTGTGATGCCCAACTTCTTAGCAGTCGCATCACCAAGTGCCCCGACAACAATCTGGCCATACTTCTGCATAGCTGGACGCGACTTGCTAATAGCATCTAGAGCACGACCCACTGAGGAAGCAGCCTGGGAGGCCGACAGACCATTTCGAGTCGTAAACGCCATCAAGGCAGCAGTCTGCTGGAACGTCTGATTCGCTCGAACAGCAGGACCCGTAACTCGACCAATGGAGTTAGCAAAGTCCGCGTACGTGCCAACACCATACTTAACAAGGTTAAACATGATGTCTTGAACTTGCGTAACCTGCGAGACCTTCATCTGGTATGCGTTCAGGATACCAATAGAAGCTCTCTCAGCCGTTGACAAGTCGACCTGACCTGCAACAGCTTCCTTGGAAAAGTTCGTCAGCAGGTACTTAGCCTGAGACATGTTCACGTCCATAGACGAGAAGATGTCGTACAGGCCCCCCTGGATCTGATCAAGAGGTACTGCAATTTTAGTCGCAACATCAAGACCTGCCTGAGCTACTTCATCAAAGCTGGCCTTGATACCGTACATCTGCGTTTTGGTAAGAGCAACCTGTGCGTTGTAATTAACCGCTGCAGCAGTTGCCTTACCTAGAAAGACAAGCCCAGCAGCCCCAACTGCAGCGATACCGGCACCGACTGCCATTAGTGCCTGGCCGCGAGCTATGGACTGCTGGGCCGCAGCCTTCTCTTCCGTATTCAGGCTGCTGAAGTTACCGGAGATGTCTCGGAGGACGCCGCTAGCCATGTTCTGGGCTCGAACCACCAGAATGACTTCACGAACCCCTAGCGGCACCTTACCTCCTATTGCCTGCCCTACGTTCTTCCTCGTCCTGCTTAATCTTCTTCGCCTCTACAACCATATCCATTCCGTATACCATGAATGAATCCTGATCGAAGAGAGCCCCCGATTGAGGAAGGACGTGGAATTCTTCACAGACGGCGACGATCCCGACCAGCTGTTGTGCTATTCGACCGTCGAGGGTATCAGACGCTTCTCGCGAGCGTTGACTTTTACCTGATCCGAGGATGAGGTGGAAGACCTCTTTCCGGAGTTTGGGAGTGTAGACTCCCAGTCGTGCATCTCTTCAATGTACCGGGCAATCTCTTCCCCAATACGTCCGTCGAGCTGCGAGAAGGTAAGCGGGTTCTTGAAGTTGAGTTTCTTGTCATTCTCATCTTCGAGATTGTGATCAACGATGCACGTCGACAGTTCGAACTGCGCGACGGCGGTCTGCATCTGTTTGACGTTCATCTCGGTCTTACGAGTCTTGGTGTCAGCTTCCATCTGCATCGAGACGGCGAGGTCCTGCCGATGAAGACGCTCACCGTAAGACATCCGACGGAGCTTGACCCAACCTCCTTCGCAAGTCTCCAGCCTAAACTCTTCTGGGACTGTCGAAAGCGTTGCGCGAACCATTGTGCCTCCCTGTGGTGCTTATCACGTGTGTGGCGTGATAACTTCCTGTGTCTTGTAGATGATCGAGTACTCGTTACCCGACCCATCTAGCGTTGACTGATAGGTGATTGACGCCCGAACCAGATCTCCTTGACCGGAGAGCGGTACCTGGTAGACGTCCTTGATTCCGTTGAACATCTTGAATGAGATCCCGTTGTTCGCAGCGGAGAACGTGGACCCCACAGGGGCAACGGAGATTGAGAGAGCCTGACCTGTAACAGCCTTGAAGAGGTTGTAGTCAGTCTCGTTCAGGAAGTCGCGGCTTGCCGTCATCTGAAGCGATCGCTCACCGTACGAGACGAAAGTCGCACCGCGTGCGTTCTTGAGTCGGTAGTTTGCAGCGCCAGCATCGTCGCACTCAAACGAGAACGTGTCCATGTCGGTAACGGACGTGCCGGTGGGAATCTCGACGTCCCAGCTACCAGGACCGTAAGGAACCGACGTAGGCCACGTCGCTGTCGGAAGGCTTTCCGAGGTTTCAGCCAAACCGATAACGTCACAGTCCATCTCGAGGACGTTGTTATTGACTGTGAAAGTTGTTTTGCTAACCGTGACGCCTGTGTAGCCGAAAACAACTCCATCGCGCACTACTGTAATTGACATAGTAGTGCCTGGGACTGCGTAGTCCATCGGTGTGTACGTGTAGATCCAGTTCGGAGTCGTACCCGTCTTGACACCGATAGCCCGAGAGCACTCCGTGAAGTAAAGACAAACGTCTTCCGTAGCTTCCATCGAGATCGTACCCTCGATGTCGAAGTCTCCAGCGACAACACCGATCTGAGCTGCCGACGCCCTAATCGGCCGACGGTAGTTGTTCATCTCCTTGTACTCGAGAGTCTCAGACAGGAACGGAATGAACTTCGTCGGAGCTACATAAGTACCAGGGACGGTTTCAAAAGCGATGCCCATGATACCACCAGCACCAATTCCGTAAGTCATTACTGGTCACCTCCCTGAACCTTCGTGATAGTTACTCCGAAAGGCTTAATAGCTTCCGGAGGTTTGCCTTCACGCGCCTGAAAGCGTGCACCTTGTTCGTCGTCGACGATCGTCTCGGTGTTGTTGGCGAACGTCCCCAAACCGTGAATGAAGAGCGACTGTTCCCCCAGATTGGGGTGATCCACTTTCACTTTGTACGGCACAGTCCTAGGCACCTCTCTTAAGTTGCCGCAGCTCTGTAACTATTTCTAGTCTGCGTTCGTGGTCATTTTCAGCTATTCTGATGCCCTGACCACATGCGTACGATGCAAACTCAAGTGCGAGTACAGCCTGTGGCTTCTTAAGTTTCAAGTAGGGCATAATAGCTTCTAGCATACGCGTACTTCTGGTAGCGTACATACTCAGGTGGTAATGATCCTTACCTTTAATCTTCGTTATAGAGCCGCCAAAGATCTCCTGAATAAATGCCAGCTGAGTTCTGTCCTTCTGTCCAATACTTACCTGAAGTGTTGTCCTACCTTCAGCAGTTATGCGTGCTGATATGCAGCCTTCTCCATCGAAAAATCCTGCTATCCACGCCAAATCAGTCTCACTAGGCACTATGACACCACCTGCTGAGGGAAAGTTGTCTTACTCTGTGACTCGAACGTTAGGCGTGCTCCGACCATAAGCACACCTGATTTAGTTACCATACCTGGTTCATCCTGAGTACATATCACCGATATGACATTACCGCCAAGAGTGAGATCGGAATGAACCAGAGTCTCAACGCTATCGGCTATCGCTGTCGAAGCGTGCAAGTTAGCCTGAATGTCTTGAATCTTACCGTAGTATATCAAGACATAGGTTTCAAAAGTGTTCATCGTCCGATAGCTAGCGCCGGCAAATTCTCGACGCTTGTTTCCAGGAATAACGCAAGCTGCAGGAGTATGGGGAAGCAACTCCTGATCTCCGTACCATACGTCTTGAAGGCCTAGATCACTCTTCGCAGCCGACACCATATCGTAGACGTAGGTAGCTATGACCTCTGAGCTATCAGTGTTAGGTCCAGGCATCATGTTCCCAACTGGGCGATGATACGCTCGTTCAGCCAGATCTCGAACTCCTGCTGAATACCATCGAGGTCAGAAGTCTGAACCATACCAAATGGACGAGCTGGAATGTTCTGTCCTCGCTCGCCACCTCCGCCACTAGCGAGGACATCACCAATCATCCTCATGAAGCCTTCGGCAGTTCCGCCAGAAGCCTGAGCCGCTGTCTGCTGAGTACCTGACCCAGCTTGATGGATGCCACCATAAGAGATCTTGGACGGCAGACTCTGAATCGAAGCCTCTACCGTATTGATGGTCCATATGTTGAGTTGCTGCATGGTCTTCATCAGCAACCCGGACCGAAGAAGCGGATCGTTAATCGGGAACTTTGAACCAGCATTCGCCTTGACAGGAAGAGTAGCATCTGACAAAGGCGTCCATGTTTCTGGACGGCCACCCTTGAGGAAGTTCTTCCCAATGCTAGGAGCAATGACATGCTGGATCGAACGCTTGAGAGGCTCGCGAAACGATCTGATATCGAGATCGAGCTTGTCAAACGCCTTAGCGTTGAAAGCAAGACTAGGAGAGAACTCGTAGCCGAGATTGACAAGGCTACCAACCTTGACACCGTTCTGGAGCTTGTAAGCTGGCATAAGAACACCTCCCTAGAAAATTTTACCCATACCGAACTTTGCAGGACCTAGAGACTGGTCATTACAGTCTGTGTTAGTCCGCCAAGCATCCCATGTAGAGCTTACGTCCGTTGGGTAGAACACAGGCGCTACTGCAGGCTGGTTAGGTTCGATTTCCTCGATGGCAACAATGCCCCGAATGATATCAGCCAGAAGCTGGGCAGCCCAAGTCCGAAGGGTAAGACCATAAGACTGCCCAGGCTCCTGACTGATTACCTCCGCATACTGCCGATCGTAGAACCAGCCAGCGTACATCATGGCAATAACCTTTTGCACGATAGCTGGTGTAGTCGTCGAGTCGACCCAGGCTGGAACGAACTCGTTGTAGGTCTGAGTCAGACGACCAAGTACCTCACCAGAAACTTCTGCTTCCAGATTGGGATCGATCGCCGAGATGGTGCACTTCGTGGTCTCAAGCCACGCTTGGACCTGCGAAGTCGTAATGTGCGCAGAGGCCACGATACACCTCCCTAAGACTGCTTCTGTTCCGGAGTAGGCGTCGGCGACTTCTGCTCTTCCTGCTTCGTAGGCTTCGCAGATGCCTGGAGGTCCGTAACCTGCGCCTCGAGCTCGGCGATTCGCTGGTCACGAGGATCCTCGTATCCTTCTCCTGAGGCACGAGCTGCTAGAACCTTCGGGTCGTTCTCCGAACCCTGAACGACAATGATCCCCTTGGCGATCATATCTGCCCAGGTCTCATCGTCGTACTTGGACTGATCGACAGGTTCGCCCGCCTTGGCGTCCTTACGATCCATGTACGCTACGTAAGCCATCTAAACCTCCTAAACGGTCGTAGACGAAATGGCGTTCTGGAAGAGGAAGCCACAAATGGACTTGCCACTTGAGTCGACACCGATCAGTTCGAGGTCGTACCGCTGACGGAATCGAATCACATCAGAGGCCCGACGCTCTTCACGCCAGCGGTCGACAATGCCGCCGCCGAGTGCGTTGTCAGTGCCCATCGTGTCGTCGGTCGGGTTAAGAGCCGTACCGCGTAGCCCCTGACCATCGTTGATGCCCTGGCCAGAGAAGGCACCCGAACCGAATCCGAGACTTCCACCGCCGCCTCCGCCAAAGCCCCAAGTGAACTGGTACGCGAAGGCAGGAACCTTCAGACCAGGACGCGGCGGGCTGTACGTCAACAGTACCTGGTTCTGCCAGAGGTACTGGAGCGCGAGAACCTGTCCCGGGTTGTTCGTCGCGTAGCCGAAACCTGGAACGACAACGTTATCCAGAGACAGAAGTGAGGCGACAAGGTCGGGCGTCAAGATCGCACGCTCGGAGTACTTGATGCGATCTACGAAGTCTGGCGTGTCCTCGAGGTACGACATCACGAGGTAGGGAATGATTGCACAGTTCGGCGTGAGGAACGACGTGTAGTGCACTGCGCGGAAAGCTGCTCGAATGTCGTACACAGGTGTAGGAAGATCGGCAGGCGTAGTGAGATACTTGTCCCACTGGAACGAGTTAGCCCATGCGCCGGAGGGCGAACTCAGGTCAGTAGTACACGCTGCGTTGAAATTCGCAGAGTTACTGACCATCTTGAAGATTCGGTATTCCTTGCCGAGAGCGATACGAGATGCAAGCATCTCCGTACCGTCGACATCGGGACTCAGAGGCGAGTCGGCGTTCTCTCGCTCTTCGTCCGTGACTGCGATCTGGAGCGCGTGTTCCTGTGCGTAGTAACTACCGAGGCTGACTTCAAGGCCAGGAACCTCGTTAGCTTCAGTGCCAGGTGCACGAGCGTCATCCAGAGCGGGATACCAGCCTTCGCGTCCTCCGAAGACGTAGTACTTGTCCGACTGCTTCTGAACCGGAACCGCCGGAAAGAGAACATTCCCGACCAGCCCCTCGTTCGGCCATGCAACCGAAATCCCAGTAAGGACAACATCGATGTGGACGTTGCCCGAACCAGATGGGTTGTAAATTGCCACTTAAGACTCTCCCCCAATCAGGTCAAGTAGGTAACGAGGCCAGGCGTCAGCTCGATGTCTATGTAGTCGCCGGCAGTAACCGACTGACCGATCGAGTTGCCTGAAACACCAATGATCCGGCCGAGAACGTGAGTGCCTGCCGAAGCGCCTACCATACCGGCAAGAGCGTCAACTGCACCATCGACCGTAATTGACGGGATGACGTACTTGCCGATAGCCATGTTAGTCGTAGCGCCTACGATGACCTTGACGTTGCCCTCGAGAGCGACGTTGACGAACGCCTTACCAGTATTCGTCTTCGCAGCGTCAAGATCTTCCATCAGGACACCAAGAGGCATAACCGCATCGGTGTGTGCATAGAGTGCACACTGTGCAGGCTGGATAGTCGTCTCAGCTACCTGCTTGACGACCTGAAACTTCTTCAGCGCAACAGAACCGCCCGTTGCGAGAAACGCCTTGGAGAGCTTGTAATCCATACCCGGCATTAGCTTTCCTCCTTTCCAGCGTAGGAGTCGGCTCGGTGCTCGAGGTACAACTCCGGGTTAGCACGCGTGACGGCTCGAACAGCTTCGGAATACGAAAGCTGCTTACCGGTCGTCTTGAAGTGGTTCGCCCGAGTCTGAAGCACGAGCTCGTTGAGCTGAGTCGTCGCGTCCTTCTCCTGACCCGCACCACCCCGACCCATCTTGCCACGCTCGCCTAGCTCGACGAAGCCCACCTTGGCGAGCGTCTCGAGAGAGCCAACGAAGGCTTCCGACATCTTCACCGGGTCACCTGCAACGGTACCCTGAGCGATGCTGTCGATGACCGATGGCGGAAGGACGTACTTGCGTCCACCCTGATTCGCCTGAAGCGCCTTGAGACGACCACGCGTCTCGGCGAGCTTAGTCGCACGCTCAGCCTCGGCCAGCTTCGTGTTGGCGGAATTGACCTGCTCCTGCAGCTGCTTGAGCAGCGGGTGCTCCGACAGCAGCTTGTTGATTGCCGCCTCGTCCAGCTGCGCGGACCCTCCAGCTGAAGGAACCACAGGGGGAGTCACTGGTGCGCTGGGGGTCGGTGCAGGAGTCGGTGGTGTAGGCACCTTGTCTCCCTTGTGTGTCGTGATTTCTGAGAGGTTGACGGGCAGGAGATCCTTCAGGAACGGTCGGTTGGTAAGCGCGCCCCCGAAAAGGACATCGTTGTGCTTAACTCCCTGACCGTCAGTCCACTCGTCATCGAACTCAGGACTGAAGTACCTGTACTCCCCGTTCTTGATCGCTTCGGAAGCGGCCTTGGTCCATTCCACCTGGAGGTGGAGACCATCGCCTTCGACCTTAGCGTCCTTGACCCACCCAGCGGCCTTACCATCAGTCGCCTTGTGATCGTAGTCGATGTCCGGGTCGATTCCGCGGACCTTGGTCTTCACACTCGTCGCGAAGTTGCTGATCTTCTCGGGCGTGAATTCCATCGCCCCGTAAACCGGATGTTCGTACTTTCCGATCGGAAGGGCGTGGATCCAGCTCTGGTCGCCGAACTGCTTGTTAGCGACGTCAACCCAGAATCCATACTTGTTCACTTCTTCTTGCCACCACCCTTCTTCACGAACTTGCCGCCAGCGGCCTTCTTCGAGCCCTTGACAGCGACCTTCTTGAGGTTAGGATTTGCCGCCTTAGCCGCCGGAGAAGCCTTCTGACTGGCAGCGGCAACGATAGCGGCGCCCTTCTGTCCGCCACCAGCAGCCTTTGCTGCAGCAGCGAAACCCATTCCCTTCTTAGCCGGCGGCTTCTTCGGAGGCATCTTCTTACTCCCCATTATCCGGTCTACATGGACATTGCCCGATCCGCTTGGGTTGTAAATCACGCTCTCCCCTTATTATATAGGGTGTCCCTATGGGCTCACAACGTCTCTTTACTTTGCGTAACACTCCTTCCTGTTAGAACGTTTAGACTTAAGTTAGACGCGCGCAGCTGAAGCCCTATAGTTGACCACGCGCGTTGCGTGCTCCTCGCGTCTAAGCTATGGTCTAAACGCTTAGACTTAAGTTTAGACTGAGTTAGCTAATCACAGCGATGTGATCGCTACCTTCCCGTATATGGCCGTGTTCTTCTTACTGTCATTCACAACGTCAACCCTATAGAACGTGTAAGAAGACGCCTGAAGATCAGCATTGGGAATCGCAACTGTTGCCTGACCTTGAGAGGCATTGGTGATGGTAATCTCACCGGTGGTTGTCGACAACTTCGTGGTAGTTCCAGCGTTATCGGCATCACCTGCCTTAGCCTTAAGGTACATGTCGAGCTCAAGGTCTGTAATGTCGTAAGCGGACCCGCCCGATGTAAGAGACAAGTTCAGCGTGTCATCGTTGTATTCGGCCAGAACGATATCTACTTCTTGCATTGTCCACTCCACGAGTGTGCCGTCAAGTAGGTCGACTATAGTAGCCAAACCTCCGAGTATATTCGTTCCTACTAGACTACCACCAAGAGGTAGTCTAGTAGCAGTACCACCTAGTAGATTCGCACCGATGAAAATGCCGCCTAGGTGCAATGCCGTACGAGTATCGCGAGCACCAGTAACCTGCGCTTCGAACGAACCCGAACCGGAGAAGTGTACGGCGCCCATCTTAGTGACGTTTGCAGCACCTGCAGTGAATGATCCTGAACCGGCGAAGGCTGCAATACCTTGACGTACACCTTCATGTACAACGGTAAACGAACCGGACCCTGACAGATTCAGGGCTCTTGCATAAGTACTAGTCGCCTTCGCCGAGAACGACCCCGAACCTGACATGTGCGCAATGCCAGCCGAGGCGCCTAGCATAAAGCCACCCGTGCCGAAGAAGGATACCGATCCGGAGACGCTCGTAGTGGTATGTGTAAAGACGCCCTCAACGGCCCAACCGCCATTGTTGGCACCAGTACCGAACCACTGCATAGCAACGTTACCAGTAGAGTCGGTAGAAAGCAAGTACTCGGAGAAGCCTCCGTCGCCGTTCGATTCGGTAACCTGAGAACCTATGTCTGTAGGCGTACCGCTAGAGCCGTCCTGATAACCGCTAGAGTAGACACAAGACGAATCGCCTGCTAGAACGAAGAACCCCATGTAGGCCAAGTCACCGGCAGGAACCGACGTGAGAGACCCAGCAGGATGATTACCATACGGATAGTTCAGCCCCGTACTAAATGACGACAAGTCGAGGTTGTCTGCGAAGGATACGAACTGTGCAACATAACCTGAAGAAGGCGTAAACCTGTCTACTACAATACCGTGGTGGCTAACGCCTGCTGTAGTTATCGTGACAGTAAGGCCACTAGGCGCAGCGTTGGATGCCAGAACGTAGGCGAGGTAGAGATAGTTTCCACCGCCAGCAGTTACCCATGTATTGCCAGCTGAGTCAGTCAGGTTCGAAGACGTGACAGAACCGTCGGGACTCTTAACGGCGCAGACTAGCAAGTCGCCGGCACTAACAGGTTCCGTCAGTGTTGCCGTAAGTACAGTCACATTGGTCGTTGCCTGTACGATTACAGAATCTTCGTGCGTGAACAGTGCTGCAGGAGGCGGTGCGATAGCTGTAAAGTACATCGATCCAGAAGGACCAATAGACCCAGAGCCTGTTCCGTACCAAGTTAGTGTTGCGTTTTCGTTCGCACAGTCTGTCACGTACACACTAAGACCAGTGCCGTGAGCACCCGTGAACTGCGAACCAATAACGTCAGCAGGCGCAGTTGTACCTGTTTGGAAACCTGCCGTGTAAGCCTGATCGCCGGCAGTGTCATTACAACTGAATGCGCCCCAAGCCAAAGCATCCACAGGGACTGTGCCAAGGCTACCACAGCCCGCCGAGTTGTAGTTCAAACCTAGTGTGCCGGCAGAGTTAATGGTGTTGTAACTACCATAGACAGGAGACCCTACAACCGAGAACCTGTCAGCGATCATCTGGTAGACAGCGTTAGACGTGACAGTAGCAGTGATAGTCACACCGCTAGGCGCGTCGGCTGCTGAAGCGCAGAACCATAGTGCGCCGCTATCAGGATTCGACCAGCTATTGCCAGAGTCGTCTGTAACTGACGTACTAGCAGCGCCTGCCGACTGTACCCACAAGACAAGTAGGTCACCTGCGTCGACTGCTCCAGACAGCGTGACCGCTAGGGATGTGCTACTTGCACTGGAATTATGTCCAGTGTCCTCATGAGTAAAGGATCCCATGAATGCCTACACGTTAAGCGACGCAGTAATGTTACCCGAAGCGAACGAGAGCGTGTCTCCCAAGTTAGTCGTAACGGTCGCAGAAAGATCGCCCCACCACCAACGAAGCTTTGACCCAGACGTGTTGTCCCAAAGCTCAACCTGATTAACCGTAGCTGCAGGCATGTTCGCCTGAGTGATGATCGTGTTCGTAGTGATCGATGCTGTTCCAGCAGAGTCGGTTCCACCGCCCGAATACGTAGCTGAACCGAACCCTGTAGTCGAAGGCGAGAACGAAATACCTGGACTCGTGTAGCTACCGCCCGGCGTAATCTCGGTACCCGTATTCGCCGAAGGGCTACCTGCAGAAGTTCCCGTACAGAGCTTCAGGTACGCGTGAGTCGTGTCCGTGAACGTCGGGAAGGCTGCCTGACCTACTGAAGCAGCTAGGATAGCCTTCGACCGCGTCGCGTCCATCCCACTAGGCATTGTTAACCTCCTGAGCCTTAGCGCGAGCCTCGAGATGCGCTACGAGGTCATCTCCGCGCTTGTCTCCTGCTTCCTGCAAGGTCTTGTTACACGAACCGTCAGGGCATCCGTCCGTTGCACAACAGTCCATGTGCTTCGATACGATCTGTCCCGTCTCGTCTACGTGCGTGTGCCGAGGATGGTGATCCGCCGTGCTGCAGCAGTGCGCCCACTGCAAACGTCGCGAACCGTTCTCCGTAGTAACTGCCATTACTGACCCCTTCTTCCCGCATTGCCTGAGCTATCGCCCTTGCCTGTGGATGGTGCAGTCGTACCAGGCGCTGCCTGTCGTGGAGCGCCTGGCTGTGCTCCTTGCTGTTGCCCTGCCGGAGACTGAGGCGCATTTTGCATTTGCTGAAGCTGTTCCGGAGTTATCTGGCCACTCTTGAGCGCTGCCGCAATGTCTTCTGGGCTGCCTGGAAGCTCGCCAGGAGCAGGCTGTGCAACGTTCCGGTTCTCCGTCGAACGGACGAGACGAGAGGTTGCTGGGTCCGAAGGTGGCAGTCCGAGTTCGTCTCGGATCGCGTCCTCGAGAGGCTGGTCAGGAACAATGACGCCGGCCCCTACATAGTTCCTGATAGTGAAGCTGGCTGTACGCCAGTCTTCCTGTTCACCAATTCGCTTCACGACGAGCTGAGGAGGTTCCATACCCGCCCAGTTCATGTCGACGAGCTGAGGTATGGCGTACGAGTTAATCGCGTCCGTCACGATGTCGGCTGTGAACCTTGTCGCCTTCAGGAACAAGGTTTGATCTTGCTCGTCAGTCTTCGTGTACGAGTTAATGAACTGGCCGAGGATCTGCTTCTCGATCTGCGTATCGTGGTGATTGATCGAGGCGATGCAGTCGACCGGCTGACCCTTCAGCTCTGCAAACGTTAGGGTCCAGTTGGGTGGAAGAACCACATGGGCGCGATCATTAGTACGCAGATTACGCCCCAGACTATCAGCGAGAGAAAGATCCTGCGGACTATAACCGACTGGCAGTTGAATGACCGGAACACCGATGCCATGACGCTCCTTCTGGATCGCATCTATCTTGTAAAGGTTGTCCTTGTAGTACCAGTGCTTATACGCACTACGCAGTAGGGAGATACCCTCGATATTGCCAGCTTCCTTGTCAAAGGAAAAGACCAGAAGCTTGTTGATCGGGATATTGACCCACTGTTCGAAACCCTGGAAGACGCCTCCCTGTAGACCAGGAACGTACACTGGTGGCGCCCATAGGTCAACCGATAGAGGTCCACCTTCGTAGTCGAAGAACCACTCCTTGACGTCCATGGGATGTCGAGGGGCCAACTTTTGCCAGACGATCTTATCTCGAGCCTCAGGATCATTAGTAATCTGTTCCCCTGGAGCGAAGACCTTCTCGAACATGTAGTAACCGAAGTCGAGCATCAGGAGCGCTTCAGTCAGAGTCTGCGGCCAGCTTGTAGTCGTCCAGCGCGTCAGATTCTTCCAGACGAAGCTGGCTATCTTCTGATCCTGTTTCGACTGAGAGGCTGGCTTCATGGACCACTGGCCAGCTAGAACAGGCGTCTTGGCAAGACGCATCGTCCCCCGGACTGTACCGTCGGACTTGCGCATCCGATCATATATCCGCAGGCCCTTGATCCCGTAAAGGTCACGGTTGTATTCCCGACGCACCCACGAGGTGAATGGGGATGGTACAGCAGAGCCCAACTCGTTGCCAATGCCGCCAACAGGAGCACCAAGACCAACACCACGACCCTGAGCAAGGTCAACTCGTGGATGCGCACGTACTTCTCCTGAGTTCGCTCCGAAGCCTAGTTTCTGATCCGGCTTCTGGGGAAACTGTAGTCCGTCTTGACCCTCGCCATAGGGGTCGATAGTTCCAGGACTCGTCTGCGCGCCTGGAAACTCTGGCTGTAGAGCTCCACCAGGCTGCGGTCTCCCTCTACGCTGCACACCAGTCTTGCGCCTCATAATGGAAGAAGACAGCTGCATACCAGGAAGTTCATCTTGCGCGTACTGGGTGCTTGCCGTTCCGTCGAGCATTTGCTCATGCACGCCGCCCGGAGGTGCCATGACAATGAAAGCATCGGGGCCCTCATGAGCAATGACCGGCTCGTAGCCTCCGTCAATCAACCCTTGTAGGTCGGCACGAGGCAGGTCTCTAAAGTCCTTTATGACGTCCTCCCCACAACATAAAACCTACCAGTATTGCACCAGCAATGAGTATAAGGACAAGACCCCAACCACGCATATAAATATGGTTAGGGTTCCAACTCCAAGCCCAGTGCCAGTCATTATTGCTATTGCTCCGGACGCTCAAAAGACCACCTCGTTGTCAGCCGAACTAAGGCTGAAGAAGCCAGCGGCACCAGTTGGCCCCATCATGTCAGCGAAGGCATGTTGTTCTCGAGCGGCTTGTCGAAGTGACGCGGCCCTCGGAGAAAGCTCCACAGGGGCAGCGGAAGCCATGGATTGGTGCAAATGCGAATTTGCGGCGCCGAGTTTGAAAAGACAGAGGAGTGCATATCGCATTGCGTCGATCGTATGGTCCTCGACTCTGTTGCCAAGCTCAGGAACGTTCTGGCCCTTTACCGGCTCCTTGGAACGGTAGTTGTTGAGTTCCTTGATATGCTCCTTGCACTCCCAGGCAACCCAGTAACGCGGCTCCTCAATCGGAGCGCCCCACCTATCTTCTCCAACCTGTCGCGGCCGCATAAACGATGACATAAGGTCAATGCCATCTCGCCACGTGAATTCCGCCTTAAGTTCCGGCGGCGCCCAGCACTGGACGTGGTAGCCACGCTTCCCAAATTCCTGAGCAACTTGCACAGCGGCCGCAGGGTCGGCGGGGTCTCCGAAAGTGAGGTCGATATGGTAGTTCGCTGGTTGGTCTCTGGACAGCAGTATCTCGACATGGTCCGGAATGGTCTTGTACTTCTTGTAGTGCACACGCCAGACATAGACTTCATCTTGTGGCGAAATTTGAAACTCGACAGCCGCAAGTGGGTTCGTGAAGCCCCAGTCAAAGGCGATGTAGTTCGGCCATGCTGGAATGAACTTGTAGTCGCCTGTTAGCACATGCCGCGTCTCATCCCACGCCGGAAAAATCTTGCCGACGAAGCTGGCGAAGTCAGCTCCGATCTCCTGCTGGAACCATTCCGGCTCGGAAGTATCCTCTAGTAGCGAAATCTCATCGTCGAGGCGGCCGCCTGGGTATACAGAGCTGTTCTCCCAGCTAGGGAATCTCCAGCTCTGGTATATACCCTTGAACTTGTCACGACGGCCAAGCTGCCAGAGGTCATGCAACCAGTTGAAGCCCTCCGGAGTAGTCGGGAAGTCTGCGCCGCCGCGGCGGTCAGCAAGAGCTGGTCGTACGTAACGCTCCCAGGTCTCACGCTTGTGCTTAGCAGCCTCGGACATGATGACGTGATCCAAAGCCTCACCAACAAGATACTCAGGATGCTCAGCAGAGCGGCATTCCACTCTTGTTCCCCACGGGAACTGTATGAACATATCCCCGGCCCGTTTTGCGTACGCTTTGCGGACACGCTTGTCCTTTCCAAGCTGCTTCGTCACAATCAAGTCGTTCCAGATAACCCGGAATTCCTTCTCCGCAAGGTCGTACGTGGGCCCTACAATCCACACCATCTTGTTCGGCTGCAGAAGATACCTGGGCGTCACGTCCCGAGCGGCCATAGTGCTTTTCCCGAACCGTCTCCCGCAACAGGGAACCCGGAATCGTGCTGAGCTTGTATGGTACTCCATTTGCCTAGGGTGCGGCTTATATCCTACCGAATCCCAGAATGCCTGACTCAACTTGTCGACCATCGGCCCCCCTCTCTATTTCCGCTACGCGGTTCCACAGGGTGAAGTGAGTGCAGGCTACTTGGGCTCGCCTTCGGCACTTTGGCCTGCGAGTTTGGAAATACCTTCGAGGAACTCGTTGAGCACGTCTTCCTGACTCTCTTTCCCCGTCGGTCCAAGCACGCGATCTACCACATACTGCGATGCTCTCAACCTGATCGAGTCACTCGCGCTGTTCGCTGCCAAATCTATGATTTGCGCAGCTGCAAACGGTCCATTAGTGTCGAACATTCTCTTGGTCCGCTGAGAGCTGGTCTCTTCACCGAAGAGGTCCTTCTCAATGCCTGCCATAGGGTCTTCTTCGCGCGCCATGTAATCTATTATATATGAGGTCAAGCGCTTTCCACAACGTCTCTTACCTATGTGTTACCTCCTATTTCACTAGGGATTAATTTTCCTTGGGCAACCACTAAATCCCTAGTGAAATGGTAGGAATTAATTTACATGGGCAACTTCTAAGCCCGAGGGTCTTGAGATTTTTGACTCTGTACTATATAATATAGTTAGATACAAACAAAAATCTCAAATCGTTTCTTCTTAACTAAATAAACTCTTCTCTCCTCTCTCTAAAACTCTCTAAAAAATCAAGGAGACAAAAAATGCTCAATTCTCAGAGGAGTCAATATGAGACTACTCATAGATTCAACAAGACTCAACATCTCGTTCATATCTATGAAGGAAAGAAAGCTTTCAATTCTGATCTAGCAGATCAGCAAGCAGATCAGAAGTTCTCAGGTGGCTTCGATATCTCAAAGAAGAATATATGCGAGATATGCTTCGAAGCTAAGAGTACAAATGGATCGTGCTCGTGCAATAGTTAGTTCTTTGAGAGAAGATAATGAATATAGACAATAGTCTATATAGACTATAGTCAATATTCATTGTCTCCTAGTAAAGAGCTAGGAAACCAAAGAGAGGGATCATCATGGCTACAATTACTCCTTACGCAGCAGCGCAAGTTACAAATCGCGTGCTCGAGGCGAAAGGAATCAATCGTACCATTACGCCCCAGATGATGTATGGATACGCCAAATCAGGGCGCATCAATACAGTCAAGGTCGAAGGAGACAAGAAAGTTTACTTCGACGTCGAAGCATTCAAGTCATGGCTCGACCAGTACTTGAAAGGTGGAGCAGGCAACGCGCGCCAAGACTACGATGAACTAGCGAAGCAGTTCATGTAGGAAGAGAGTGAGGAGGATTCGAAAAGAATCCTCCTCGTTCCGTTCCTATAGGAACGAAAACGTTCTAGGAAAGGAGTCTGCCCGAATGGGTGCACAAAAAATTGCCCAAATCATTCCTAGCAAAAGCACTAGTATTTGCCCCTCGTTCCCTAGTATAATAAAATAACAACAAAATAAAAAACTAAACAAAAAACTAAACAAAAACTAAACAATCTAAACTCATCTCTCAATCTATCAATCTACAAGTCTCGCCAAAACAAGGAGCCCAAAATGGCCAGCACCGACACCACCAACACCAACACCAACGACACCAACGACACCAACGACACCACGCCGCGCTCGCCCCTCACGCCCTACTACGCCGCGATGCTCGCCAATCGCGTCCTCGAGGTCAAGGGTGTCGACAAGAAGGTCACCCCCCAGATGATGTACTCGTACGCCAAGAAGTCGAACGGCCCCATCGCGACTGTGACTGTCGAAGGAGACAAGAAGGTCTACTTCGACGGCGACAGCTTCAAGACGTGGCTGGACGCGTACGTGTCCGGCAAGGTCGCCTCAGGCCGCACCGTCAACATCGAGGCTCTGGCCGAGCAGTACATGTAGGTGCCAGGTGAGGAAGGATCCGAAAGGATCCTTTCTTGCCTAGTACCTATAGTAGGTACTGGAGCAGCCCGCTTCCTCGTGGCTGCTGGCATCTCGTGTAAGGCGGCACAGTAATGGAGCACTCGAACTACTGCACGTGCGGAGCGTGTATCGAAGGTCTCTTCCAGGCACTACTCAATGCCGACGTAATCGTCCGCGTCGGAACCAACTTGGCGGGACAGGATGTCTTCCATATTCCGGAGGAGCTGCGGTAATGCTTCCGGCAGACTGGGAAGAGTACGTTGCTGGGCTTGAACGCGAAATCGCGTCCAGGCCTAGCACGGCCCCAAAACGCCCAAGAACCACAGGGCGCGTTGTTTCACGACGTCAGAGGATCGCCCTCTCCCAAACGAACAATACCATCAAAGCGTCTTATTCTATAGAATCTGTCTACAACAGGACACCGCTGGCAGACGACAAGGCGGAGTTCACGACAGAGCTGGGCGGAACGTGCGAACAACTCAATCAGTCGCACGGACATTCTACGAGGTAATGTTACAAAGTAACGGGGTGCCTAAAGTGCTTAGCTTTAGGCATTTCCGTAACTTTGGTGATTAGTTAGCCTAACAACGATGATTAGGGTCGTCCTATCTCTCAAAGGATTTTTGCGCTTTGAAACGAAACTTGAAACGACTACCTTTCTTACAAAATATACTTTTATCCTCATATTCATAGTACCTCAAACTGATGTAGCGTAACCTCACGTCATGGACTGACACATTGGTTTAACTGCGGTTTCTTCATGACGTATTATAAATACCTACAGCATATCGTACTTAAAGGAACCACATTGTTGGAAATTTGGAGAGCACCAAATCGTGTTAACACTTCTTAAAGAACGCCATCGAGTCAGTATGTTGTAGCCGTAACACAAATTAAAGGGCCAAATATAAACCTTTTGGATTCCCTTGATGAACCCACTTGAGACGCTATATAATAAATATAGCATCAACACACAAAAAGGAGGCAACAATGGCAAGCGTCGTAGACCCAAACGATCCCGAGTTCCGCGCCCTGAGTAATCGCGGAGCAGGCAGGCCTGCGAAGTACCCCTGGGATGAATGGCTCGTGCCAGGCGAAATTGTCAGGCTGATCGCCGGCGAGGATTTCGACTGCCAGCCGCAAACGCTCCGACTGATGGCTTACCGCCAAGGCGAGAATCGCAACGGGAAGGCGACAGTGCACGTTGCGAAGGACAAGACAACAGTCTTCATATCCTTTACGCTGAACAACCAACTGCAGGAGGTTCAGGAGCGTAGGAAGAGTGCCCAGCGAGTGGGTGTCGAGATCGACTGGGACGAGGAGGCAGCCAAGGTTGACGGTTACCTCGATAAGGACGACATCGAGCTCCCAATGAAGGGAGACGGTAACGAGACGGCCAAGTACGAAACGGTCGAAGACGGTTACAACGGTCTGTCTGACCTACCGAAACCCGGAAGCTGGAGTTAATGCCAGGCAGACCACTACCTCCGATAGTCGTCGTAGAGTTCACTCCTAGAGAGTTTGCAGCCTTGCGTTACCTGATAGGTTGCGTACTCTACGACGACTTTTCGATGCTGTCCGTAGAGGCCGCTCGAGAACTAGACAAGAAAGTAAGAGACGCTTATGGCGTCCTCGGAAAGGAAGAGATCGACAGCTTCAAGGCGTGGCTAACGCACACTCCAACCAATCCATACCCCAAAATTGGGCCTTGAAAAATCCTCGGGTCCCAGTTAAAATTAAACAAGAGCAAAAAACTAGCAACCAAGGAGTCGAAAAAAAATGACCCTACTCGAATTGTTCAAAGCTCTTGAGGACGAGTCGATATTCCCGAAGGAACGAAAGGCTCAAGATTTCACAGTCAAGGTCGATGGCTGGGACATCAGCGAAGTCAACCGAACC